TTAAGGAAACGCTTAAAGAAAAAGAATCGAAAGATCCTGTTTCTCTTAAAGGCTTGAATACTGGAAAAGTTAACGTTGCTCTTAATCAACTCAGAAACAAAGGTGTATCTGCAGATCAGATAATTAAACAAATAAGTGATATAGTAGATGATATTAGTAAAAATGCTGGTCCTCAAAGAAGTAATTTTATAAATAAAGACTTACCAGTTATTAGTAAAATTAAAGATGAAATAATTAAAATACTTAAAGGAGATTTTAGTAATTTAGTTAAAGAATCTAGTAACTTAGTATATATACATCCTATAACTTATGACTTACTTAGAAATTTAAGTATTAAATTTAAAAATAATATAGATTATAATATTAGTAAGTTAGAAGAAAATAAATTAAATAATAATAAATATAATTTGATTATATCACAGATTAATACATTAGTAAAGTACTATTCGAAGAAAGACAAAAAGAAACTTTCAAACTTCAATGAAAGTAAGCACTTACGAGTCAACTCAAAACTAAGTCCGGAAGCAATTCAGCTGATACTTAAATCAAGTCGACAGAATGGCCAAATTAAATTAGTCAAGGAAGAGTGCAGTATTAAAAATCACTCTAATAAAGACATGTCTCAACTAGAAAGAATATTAACTCAGTTCTATCCATATGCTAAAGAGAAGCTTAAATTCGAAGAGCCTGTAAATATTAATTTAGTCTCAGACGAAGAAAATTCTAAAGATCCATTTGGTAAAACTGCTTACTATAATCCAGAAACTATGGAAATTACTATATTTGTTGATAATAGACACCCGAAAGATATGTTAAGGTCTGTCTCTCATGAGCTGGTACATCACTCTCAGAACTGTAAAGGTGAGTTTGGAGATTTAGATTCAACTGAGCCAGGATATGCTCAAGAAGATCCTCATTTGAGGAATATGGAAGGAGAAGCATATTTACTAGGAAGTGGTTTTTTGGTTAGAGACTTCGAAGATATGTTAAAGAAATTAAAGGAGAATTAAGATGAAAGATTTAACAACGGAAGAGATAGAAACTGTTTTAACAAGAGTAGTTTCAGAAATTGTTGCAGAAGAAGGAGAAACAACTGTTTACAACAGAGATGAGGATGAAGAGTCCGCTTGTGTTGAAGAAGCAGAAGCTTCTACTCTTACTGAAGATATGGTTGAGGAATTATTCAGAGTTCGTAAAGATGCTCTTATAAATGAAGCATTGAAAAAGAAATGGTGTAAGTAAGGAGTTAAATTATGGGTGGTTTTTATGGACATATGTCACACTTGTACGATAATCCAAATCTGAAATTCTCCCAGATGATGGATATCTTTAAAAAAGCTGCCGATGGAGAATTAGAAGGCACCGAGAAAACTGATGGTCAAAATTTATATGTAGCTTATAATACCGCAGAAGGCAAAGCAAAGGCAGTCCGCAATAAGTCTAATATATCCGGCTATTATCGTGAAAAAAACGAAGAAACCGGTAAAACAGAACTGGTTAAAAAACACGAACCAGGAGGAATGGATGCAGCTGCTATAGCGAAAACGTTTGCAAAACGAGGATCCGTTGAGAAAGCTTTTGTGGAAGCATTTGAATCGTTCGAAGCAATTGCGCGATCTTTCCCAAAAGAAAAACAAACACAGATATTTGGCGATGGAGTTAATTCAATTGTATTCTATAGTGCTGAGATCCAGGATCCCAAGAACCCTAATGTAGTTAATTATGATTCGAGAGTATTCAATATTCACAGAGTTGAACCAGCTGTTGTTGATATAAAAACTGGAAAAGCTTTGGAAGATAGTGATATCAAAGGTAATGTACAAGAATTAGGAAAAGTATTAAATCAAGTTCAAAAAATGACCGGTGATCAAAAATTTAAAGTTCAGGTTAATGCTATTAGGCAGCTTGAAGGACTTTCTGATGGTGATCAATTAGACAGATACTTGGAGCGCTTAAACAATGTTATTAGCGATGCTGGTATATCTGATGAACAAACAGTAGGTGAATATTTAATTGCTCGTTTATTGCCAATGATTAGTAATCAAGTTTCTTTGACACCAGAAAAAGAAGACTTGATTATTAAAAAGATGCTTGGAGTCAAAGGAATCAACACAAGAGAGATTAAAAAAGATTTAAATCCAACACAAGTAGAGGCAATTAATATGCTTTTAGGCAATTCAAAAGCTTTAGTTCAAAATGCCATTCAGCCACTGGAGGACATAGTACACGATTTTTCAGTAGAAATGATCAAGAATCTAGAATCAGTTTTTGTTTTAGACAGAGGAAAGGAAGTTGCGCGCTTAAGAAAAGAACTTAGAACGGCAAAACTAGCAATAGAAAAATCCGGTCACGATGCCGCGATAGAAATATTAAAAAAACAAATGGGGAAAATTAAAGATATAGAAAAAAATATTTCTACTGCTGCTGAAGGATTTGTTTTCGACTACGACGGGCACACTTACAAACTTACTGGTAATTTTGCTCCAATGAACCAGCTTTTAGGTTTATTTAAATATGGTAGAGGTAAAATCCCAGCAATGCAAAAGCTTTCTGAAAATGATGATAAAGAAATAATTGCTATATATCCCGGTCGTTTTCAACCAATGGGTCAACATCATTTGGCGACCTATGAGAACATTATTAAAAAACACGGAGTTGATAATACTTTTATTGCAACCTCAAACGTTGTAGATCCTTCAGGTTCTCCCCTTAATTTTAAGGAGAAAAAGCAAGTAATGCTTAAGCATGGAATTCCGGGAAATCAAATTGTACAAATTAAAAATCCTTACAATGCTAAAGAATTAATATCACGCTGGGATCCTAGCGAAATCGAAGTTGTATATTATGTTGGTTCTAAAGATATGGATAGGATTAAAAAACCGGGCGGCATAACTAAAGATGGATATAGATGGCACCTAGCCCTAGCTGATCATGTTTCGTTAGATATTCCTGGTTTTGGTGAAATGTGTGGTACGACATGTCGCTCCGCACTTGCAGGCGATGATAAACAAAAATTTGCTGATGTCATGGGGTTCTTTGATGAAGATATATTTAATCTTTTTAGAGAAAAGTTTAGCTCTAATGCACTTAATGAGGAGGTAGAGAGCGTACCGCTCGGCATATTTCTTGGGCTAATCGAAGAAGCTATTAATGAAGTTACTTCGGAAAAACAAAGAAGGTGGGCATGCGCGCATGCAGGAGATAATTTCAAAGGAAACCGCGAGCTTACCAAGAAGCAAGCAAAAGAAATGTGTGCTTCTGAAATAGAAGAGGAACTATTTACTGAGGAAGAACTAGAAGAGATGTCATCAATGGCTGGAGGATCTGTTAGCGGATACTCTTTACCACTCGGAGCCAAGCCTCCGCACAAGAAAAACAAAAAAAGGACATATGAACAAATGGATCGTATTGAAGTTTATGAAGAAATTAGGTTGAGAAACTTGGTTCGAGAAGGAATCAAAAAGATCTCACAGAAAATTACAAAAGAAGAAGAACAAAACTTACTAGAGGAAACTCGCTTAAGATCTTTGATCAGAAAGCTTATTCTTGCCGAGGGTACATCAACTGGAGATAGTGATCCTGCACCCCACCAATCAACAGGTATTAACTTTCTCGAAGAATTACTTAAGCAGATTGTGCCGATTTTGGAACAATCTTATAAAAGACTTACCACATCAGAAGATCAGAGAAGATCATTTCGTGAACATATTCTGAAGGCTATTGAAGATACGATTGTTCCATTGCAAGTAACTGATCAAGTTGATTTGCAAGAACAATTCGAAGAGGAAGAGGATATTACTGTTAACATCGAGGATGACCCGGATTTCATCGATATTCGTTCCGATAAAGAAATAGAGAGTGATGAAAAAGAAGAGAACGGAGATCCAACTAGCAGCGAAGAAGAAGTAGAACAATTTGCAATTGAAGGCGAAGATGTAGTGGGAAGAAATTCAGCTTTCGAAACTTTTAAGAGCATCTCGAATCAAATCATTGGTACTTATGAAGAATTATCCGGAAGTCCAGAAGATCAAAAGCTTTTTTATCAATATCTATTGACAAATATTAAGCTTTATTTTGATAAGTTTGAGAATGATATATCTCCTTCGGTAACAGAGCCTGAAAGTATCGATTATGGAAGCAGTCAATTAGATACAGGCGGTGAAGAAATAACCCCTTCTTCGGAAACAATGGGGCAAGAACAAGAATTAGGTTTAGGAGCTTAAAAATGAATGATATGAAACTTATATTGGAAGATTGGAGAAAATATACAGAAAAAGTTGAGATTAATCAACAATTTGGAAGTATATATTTGCTTGAAAACAATGAAACGACTTTGAGAGATTTCGGTACTTTACTAGAAGATTATGATAGAGGCAAAATTTCAGGTGACAAGCTATATGAAGTATGGTATAATTCTATATTATATGAACATAATCTTTTGAATGAAGGATTTAAAGATGTGATGCAGCGCACCGGGAAAGCCATGGGCGCTGTGTGGGATAAGATTAAGAATTGGACGCTTGAAAAATCGGTTCAATTGTTTCAAATGGCTCAACGCGGGTTAGAAAAAACTATTCAAGGAGCACAAGTGTTAGTTAACAAAGTAGCAGATTTTAAAGTGGACCACCCGGTGGCATTCAAGATCGGCATGGTAGTAGCGGTAAGTATCGCTATATTTGCCTTGATGTCCGTACTTGGCTCAGACTCGGCCCATGCCGCAATCAAAGCCCCCGGTACCAGTACAGGTCTTACTCCTGGCGCACAGGGGCAAATATCTGATAATGCATACGAGGCATTGAGAGGATTGGTATCTCAAGCAGGAATGGATCAAGGACTAGATATAGAATTCCGCGCCAAGGCAATGAGATTGATAGATGTAGCTCAATCCGCTGGTGATACCGTAGATTTTTCTAAGCTTCAAGGTGAGTATGGTAAGTTCGCCAGCCAACAGCTTGATACACTGGACGGCTTGGTATCACTAGCTCGTGAAGGGGATCCAGAGTCAGGAAAATGGCTTGCACAGCTTACAAAATTAGGTAAAGCAGCTGTATATAAGATAGGTGGAGTCCCCACTAGATAAATAATGTGGGAAATGAAACGAAAGAAGTATTCGAAACCTGATCAAGAATATTACTCTATTTCCAATAAGTTAAAGTCCGAGGGTAAAACCAATACTGACTTCGAAGTTATGCTGGCCTCTTTGACTCTAGAAGAGATAATAGCTTTAAAACTAGAGTTAGCAGCGCGAGCAGTTAATGGAAAGCTCTACGGGTTTAATATCTGGAAGGAAATACCGAATATCGCAAAGGATGCCGTATTAAAATATGCTTATAGCGCAACCAGAACAAAAAATGAAGCTGCATCCCTCTTGGGAATCAATAAATCAGAATTTCGTAAACTGCTGAAAAAATTTAATATAATAAATTGGTTCACCAAGGATTAACATTTATAAAATAGTGTGTTATTATCATTTCTAATAGGAGGTCATAAAATGACAAACGCAGAATTAGTAAAATTAGTAGTACAACAACAAGAAAGGATTGACCACGTAACTCAACGATTAAGTTCTTTGGCTGATGACGTGGCAGTACTTAATAGTAATGTGGAAACATTCAAGGGTCTTGTTGCTAATGACATTAAGCAGGTTCTGGCGGCAACTGGAATTAGTTAAATACTATCATGGAAGAAGAAACTTTAGAACCAGAGCCAAAAGCTCCAGTTAAAAATGGACGCCCATGGACAAATAATTCGTTTCACATCTCCTATCAGAATGCAGATGAGAAGCGAAATGATTTAAAATCGATTTGGGAAGCTGATGAATCGCATAAAGGAATGCAAGTGAAGGTAAAATACATGCCTTCAAGAGATCAGTTTGTGGTCAAGACGCGTCTTCACCCAGATTTTGTAAAAGAAAAAAAGAAAGGTAAGAAAAATGTCAAACGAGGAAAAGGAAAAAATAAAAGCTCTCTTAAAAAGGGAAAAACTGACTCTCAAAAAACTGATTGAGAAATATCCACATCTGACGGAGGCATATCTAGAAGATATTCTTGCGCAAGGCGACCTTCATGAAGAAAAGGATTCCGGTAAGAAGCTATTGTTGGATTGATAAAATGCAGAAACAAAGACTTTATTATTTTACTTTTAATGACAAATTAACCAGAAGGGTCGAGACACTTCAAATAAGAGCGCTAACCTTCGCAGAAGCGGTCCCCAAAGCTTTTATACATCGTCATAACTTGAACAAGCAACATCCTAAAAGCAATTGGGACGTTGTTTCAATAGAGGACAAAGAATTCTATAATGAATTCTAAAGAAATCGACCGGATCATAAAGATCGTCGAGGAAGAATGTCTAGAAGCTATAATTGATTATAATGCAGAATATAAATTTGATCATTTCTGCCCTAAGGTACAAATTGTTTATGTTTTAGAGCTTCCAGAATCACAAGAATCAGTAGAATACTACATGTTGGAAAACCTAGCCACTCGTGTAGCCGAAATTAATCGTCGCTATAAGATAGGGATTATATTCGAAGATTTAACACAAATGCCTGTCTCTGAGAACGACGAAATGGTACAAAAAGAAATAGATAGACTAGATAGGGAGATTAACTCGCCAATGTAGCCTATTTACAGAGTGGAAGAAAGCTTAATAACCATCATTGAGTGCCCTATCTGTTCTGACAAGAAAACTACTAGGGTATATAAGGGTGAATGTTCGTGCGGTAATCTTTCTATTGGTTCTCACAAACCCGAAACAAAATGTAGGTTCGTAAATATTACAACTATCACCTACAGAAAGGCTGAACCAGTCATATATGAAGTGCCATTAGATAGTTATAAACTTCCATAAATCTTCAAAAGTAGAAGAGACTGAAACGTGATGAAAGAAGGCGTATACAGAGTGCGTAACGCCGACCAAGTGCCCATCTCTATTTAGGAGAGGTGCACCACTTGAGCCTCCCATAACTGGTACGCTATAAAAAGCGCGGTTTTCTAATTCACCTATGAATCTTCCTTCAAAAATAGGTACCATACCGTTTTCGGCTAATCCTCCTGGAGAGGCGATAGTGAAGATTTCTTGTCCATAAGTTGGTTTCTTGTTCGCCATTCTTAGAGGAGGTCCATCTAGAGTCTGTTGGGTACTATACATTATACAAATATCGTTTTGATCATCTATTTTTACGGGTTCGACTGCATACTTTTCCCATTCGTTTCCTTCGATGGTAACAGCATATTCATATGAGATATCGTCTCCTAAAAGCGTTGCCATAGTGTCTAATTTCATATGCCGGCAGACATGAGCAACAGTTAAAATTGCTTTTTTTCCTTTATAGATTATTATAGAACCAGAGCCCCAAGCCCCCCCAATTTTACTCTTTGTACATTCTTTGATACCACTTTCGAGAGTTTGGCAGATATGCCCCCAAACATCCACCTCTACTTTGACAAAAGATCTTTTTGCATTTCTGATAGTATTCTGTGTGTGATTAATATGGGTATGTGTGTGGCCACAGCTAGCAATAAAGAGGATTAAAATATAAAAAATAATTTTTTTTGTGTAAGACCGCATGTTAGTAAATACTTATCTTGTAAGGAAAATTAATGAAAAAAACTTATGTCTTAGACACCAACGTCCTTCTAACAGAAGCTAACTCTATATTTTCATTTAAAAATAACGATATAATAATTCCTCTAAAAGTTTTAGAAGAAATCGATAAACACAAGAAAAGACCAGATGGCGTAGGTCAAAATGCTCGTAAATCGATCCGTATATTAGACGAGTTGAGAGCGAAAGGAAATCTGCACACCGGAGTCCGCATAGAAAAGGGAAAAGGCATTCTATATATAAAAATGTACGATGCCAATTTAATGCCAATTGGATTAGACGAAACAGATGCTGATAATCAAATTATCACAACAGCTATAACAGAACAGTACAATAATCCGAAACGTAAGGTATTGGTCGTCTCGCGCGACATTAATATGCGTATTAAATGTGATGCTGTTCAAATCCTCACAGAAGATTATATAGAGGATCAAGTCGTATCAAAGGTAGAAGAGCTATATGAGGGATATAGAACTCATTTGGTAGATCCTCAAATGATAGACAGGTTCTACGAGGGAGAAGTGATAACATCCTCGATGATAGATGGCAAATTCAACGCTAATGAGTTTGTCATGTTGATCTCGAACTCCAATTCAAAGCACACAGCTCTGGCACGCTACACCCCCTTTAATAATGAGATGTCTCGTATAACTGACTACAAAGGAAGGAAAGTTTGGGGGCTTAAGCCTAGAAATAAAGAGCAAATGTTTGCCCTAGACCTCCTTATGGATGATGAAGTGCCCATTATCTCCATTATTGGAAAAGCAGGCTGCGGAAAGACGCTTCTTACGCTAGCTGCAGGATTAGAACAGGTCCTAGACCAGAATAAATACAAAAAACTGGTCGTTTCTCGCCCTGTACAGCCCCTAGGGCGGGATATTGGATACTTACCCGGTACTTTGGAAGAAAAGATGCAGCCATGGCTAAAACCCATCGAAGACAACCTAGAATTCTTAATGGGAGACAAAAAAGACACTATGGAGCTTTTAATGGACCAAGGTTCGATTGAAGTCGAGGCTTTGACCTACATTCGCGGTAGATCGATCTCAAATGCCTTCGTTATCATCGATGAAGCTCAAAATCTTTCGGTTCATGAACTCAAGACCATCGTAACAAGAATCGGTGAGAACTCTAAAATTATTTTAACCGGCGATATCGAACAAATAGACAATACTTATCTAGATTCCACCTCTAACGGACTCTCATATGCCATCGAAAAATTCAAATCCGAAGAGATTGCTGGTCATATAACCCTCAAAAAGGGTGAAAGGTCAAAAGTAGCTACTTTAGCATCAAAAATACTTTAATAATACGTAGTTATATGCTAGAATACCTTAAGGAGGTGTCTTAATGAAAAATGTAACACCGGAAGAAGAATATCACGTAAATCCCGTTTTAGATCAACTAGTTGAACCAGACACTGATCTAAAAAATTGGCTTGTTGAGTACGTAGGCTCACGTCTATCTCCAGATAATATGGATGTGACCGTTGAAATGATTGTAGAGGTTGTAGCGGCAGAATTCCCTGAATTCTTGCTAGCTGTAGCTGAAGAAAACTATATCAGAGGATATGAACAGGCATTAGACGACTTGAATGAAGCTCAAAAAATGCAAAATGAATAATTTTGTGAAAGAAAGCCTGAAAAAGGCGCATGAATTTGTACTTTTCAAGAAGATTCCCGTAATCCTTGACAAACGTCTGACAAACGAGAGAATTCTCATGAGCGGCGTTATATCTAAGTTGGAAAGTCTTGCTAGCTCGCGCCATTTCCAAGGTATTGAAAGGATTCGCATTGGAGATTATGATTTTTTGAAATCTAAGGACATTAATGCCGCTTTTCATGACGGAACCATATATCTTACAAACAAACAGGATGATGATGAAGATATTATTGATGATATCCTGCATGAAATGGCGCACAACCTAGAGAAACTATATAATTCCGAAATCTATGATGACGGAAAACTCGAACATGAGTTCCAGTCTAAAAGGCTAAAATTAAAAGGAATATTAAAAGATATTGGTTTTAATGTTGACAAACACGACTTCTTTGGTGTAGAATACAATAAAGAATTTGATTTTTTCTTATACAAGCATGTAACATACAGAGTTCTTAAGCAGCTGGCAACAGATTTGTTTTGTTCTGTATATGGAGCAACCTCGTTAAGAGAGTATTACGCTACAGGATTTCAACAATATTTGATGGGCAACCAGAGGTGCTTATCAGATGTAAGTCCGATGCTTTTTAAGAAGATTGAAAAATTGAATGATTTATTAAACAGAAAGTAGGACTATGAAGAAAGCACATTTATCATTTTCCGAGTTAAAGACTTGGAGCGAATGCCCGCATAGGCATAAATTAGATTACCTTGATAAACTCAGGGTTTTCAAAGGAAACGAATACACAGCATTCGGCAAGGCAATCCACGCTGTGGGAGAAAAGTTTGTCTTCGAGGCCGACGCAGATGAAGTAGAGGAGTTTGAGACCAATTTCCTATATGAACTTAAGCTTCTCAAACAAGAAGATAAAGATATTGTTTTTAACGAGAAGCTCATTCAAGAAATGCGTCCCCAAGGAGCTAAAATCGCCCCTGAAATGATCCCAGCATTGAAAGAGCACTTTGGTCCTTATGAGGTAGTATCCGCAGAAGAGGAGTTATATGAGCCTCTAACGCATCCTGGCATGAAGTTCAAGGGTTTCATCGATTTGGTCATCAAAGTCGACGAGACGTACCATATCTTGGACTGGAAGAGCTGTTCATGGGGTTGGGACGCAAGAAAGAAGGCGGATCGTATTCTTTCTTATCAATTGACATTATACAAGCATTTTTATGCCATCAAACATAACATTGACCCCGCAAACATACAAACTCATTTTGCCCTACTCAAGAGAACGGCAAAGTCGAAACCCATTGAAATCTTTGAAATAAAGTGCGGTACAAAAAAAACCAATAATGCACTTAAATTATTAGATACTTTCATATATAATGTGAATAAAGGTAATCATATTAAGAATAGATTATCTTGTGGTAAATATTGTCCTTACGTAAATACCAAACATTGTGCATAATGGCGGCTTAATAATGAATAAAAAAACTAAGGTACTGGTCCTGAGCGATCATCCGTTTTCTCCATCAGGGGTCGGAACGCAGACAAAATATATGCTCGACGCATGTCTTAAGACGGGCAGATATTCGTTTATTTGTCTCGGTGGCGCAATGTCACACACTAATTACGATCCGGTTAAGACGGCAGAATGGGGTGATGATCTGATCGTCTTTCCTGTTGATGGTTATGGTAATCATGACATTGTTCGTTCGATGATGATTAACCATAAACCTGATATTGTGTGGTTTATGACTGATCCACGCTTCTGGCATTGGCTATGGGAGATAGAAAATGAAATCCGCGCCCAAGCTCCGATGGTATACTATCATGTTTGGGACAACTATCCTTATCCCAAGTATAATGAGGTATTTTACAGTTCTTGTGATAAAATTGTGACAATATCTAAAGTAACTGATGATTTGGTGAGAAATGTTGCACCAGATGTAGATGTAGAATATTTACCTCACGCTGTTGATCAAAATATTTTTAAGCCTTTGGAAGAAGAACAATATCAGGAACTCTATGACGTTCTGCCCACGATGAAGGGCAGGACTGTTTTCTTTTGGAACAATAGAAATGCAAGAAGAAAACAAAGTGGAGCATTGATATGGTGGTTTAAAGAATTTGCTGATAAGGTCGGGAGAGAGAACGTTGGACTCGTGATGCATACTAATCCTAAAGATGAGCACGGGCAAGATTTAGAGGCAATAATCAATGAGCTGGGGATCAATGATGGAACAGTGGTGTTCTCTACCACTCCGGTGCCGAGCCACATATTAGCACAGCTATACAACATGTCCGCATGCGTAATAAATATTTCGGATGCAGAAGGCTTTGGTTTAGCTACATTGGAATCTCTCGCATGCGGGACCCCCATTATTGTTAATATGACCGGAGGACTTCAAGAACAAGTGACAGACGGCGAAAACTGGTTTGGAATAGGCATTGAGCCCAGTTCTAAATCTGTTATCGGATCCCAACAGGTACCTTATATTTATGAAGATAGAATAAGCAAAGAGGACTTTATAGATGCTTTGGTGAAGATATATGAAATGTCTCCAGAAGAGAGACAGAAACTAGGTCATGATGGACTTGAGCATGTAACAAAGAATTATAATTTCAAACAGTTTGAAGAAAGGTGGATTAATCTGCTAGATGATCTTCATGAAAGCCATGGTTCTTGGGAAGAAAGAAAGAAATATGTGCCATGGACGCTAGAGGAGATAACCCCATGAAACAGAAAGTGATTATTCGCGGACCAGCCTTGACGAGGAGTGGCTATGGTGAACATGTACGTTTTATCTTACGCTCTCTTAGACAACTAGAGGATAAGCTTGACTTATATTTAATACCAGTTAACTGGGGACGCACGGGCTGGATAATGGAATCCAGTGAAGAAAGAGAGTGGATCGACGCGATAGTCAAGAAGACTCATGAGTATGTGAGGGAACAGTCGGAACACGGAGCGGCACCTTTTGATATAAGTATACAGGTAACTATTCCCAACGAATGGGAGAGAATAGCTCCTGTCAACATAGGCATCACTGCGGGTATTGAGACAACCAGGGTTGCACCGGAATGGATAAATAAAGGTAATGATATGGATTTGATTATTGTTCCTTCTCAACACTCAAAACAAGTTTATGCAAAAACTTCCTACACTGCCAAGAATGAACAAACAGGAGAGGTTGTTCCTGATTTTAAATGTACAACGCCTATTGAGGTGCTTTCATATCCCGTAAAAGATTTTGCTGATTGTGATATTGAGATGGATTTTAGTACTGAATTCAATTTTATTAATATATCGCAATGGGCTCCACGAAAGGATGTGGAGAATTGTGTTCTTTGGTTTGTCGAAGAATTTATTGATCTAGAAGTAGGCATGGTGTTAAAAACTAATATAGCTAAAAATTGTTTAATGGATAAAAGAGCATGCCGGAACAGCATTCGACAAATTTTATCACATGAAAAATTTAAGGACAGGAAATGCAAGATATATCTTTTACATGGGGATATGACCGATCAAGAGATACATCAGTTATATCGCCACCCGAAGATTAAAGCATTCGTGACCACTACCCATGGTGAAGGATTCGGGCTTCCTTTATTTGAATCGGCTTATGAAGGGCTTCCAGTAATCGCACCCGACTGGAGCGGGCACCTGGATTTTCTTTATATGCCAGTGACGGATAAAAAAGGAAAGACTAAGAATAAGGCAAAGTTTTCTCGTATGGATTATACATTACAGCCTATTCCTGAGAGTGTAGTCTGGGATGGTGTACTACAGAGAGACTCTATGTGGGCACAAGCTGATGAAGCATCCTTTAAAATGCGCTTAAGAGAGGTCTATAAGGACTATGGTAGATTTAAGAAGCAAGCTACAGAGCTACAGGGTTGGCTTAAGGAGAATTTATCACCACATCAGCAGAATTTGAGACTCATACAGCTTATTGATTATTTTATAACCGATGAAGAGGGAGATGAATTTTCTTTTTTTGAGAGAGAAAATCAGTGACCAAAAACGCTCTTTTTATACAACCAGGAAAACTAGGAGATCTTGTCATAACAACTCCTATCGCGCAACATTATCATGATATGGGATACGAGATCCACTGGCCAGTGTTTGATAATTTTTCTGGCTACTTCGAAGCGTTTGACCATATTAATTCTTTTTCTTTTGGGGCAAAAATGAGTCCCTCCGCTTACTATAAGAATGAGCGTTTAGACAGGCATGCCCCAGAAGTTTTCTTTAGAACAGGAGGGCATTTCTTTGGTGAATTGAATAATTTTATTGACATCAATAGAGACTACGAAATAGTTGATTTTTGTTTTACATTTCCTGGTCACTTCAACAATTATAATAACCGACTAACAAAGACATTCCAAAATGAAAATAGAAATTGGATTGATTTGAAATACCATTTGGCAGAAGTCCCATTACAGAAAAGATGGGAATATAAATGGAACCACAATGAACAAAAAGAAGATAAGTTACTGGAATTTATTACAAATTTTGCAAAGAAAAAATATGGATCAGAGAAATATTCAATAATTCATAATTATCGTGGAGGAAATCAATTAAAGGATGTTAAAGTTGAGAATCCAATTAATTTCTCATACATAAAAGGATATGAAATTTATGATTGGTACAAAGTACTAATGAATGCACAATCGATTGTATGCGTTGATTCATGCTTGGCAAATTTTGTAGAAGTAGTATCTGATTTTAGAGATGTTGAAAAACATTATTTAGGAAGTGAAGAACCTCATTTCCACGCATACATGAGGAACATACTTTTAAATAACTGGATTAATCACTCTGATAGTGAAGTTGATTATGGTGGATTTAAGTTATAGTAAAGTAGGGTTTGTGAATGGATGTTTTGATATTTTGCATACAGGGCACTTGAGGCTGTTCGAGTTTTGCAGAAATCAGTGTGACTACTTAATTGTAGGAATCGACTCTGATTTAATGGTACGAAGCGCCAAAGGCGGCTCACGCCCCTACAATAGTCAGGATGAGAGGAAATACTTTTTAGAGAACATAAAGGGAATTGAAGAGGTTTTTGTTTTTGATTCTCATCAAGCTTTAGAAGATAAATTAAACAAGATAAGTCCGGATATAATGTTTGTAGGATCGGACTATAGAGACAAAAAGGTTATAGGAAGTCAATTTGCCAAGGAATTGAAGTTTTTCGAGAGAATAGATGGCTACTCAACAACAAAAATCATACAAGATATTACTTCTGGGTGATGGGTGCACCGATAAATACCATTTTGGAAGGTGCGATAGATTATCTCCAGAAGCACCCGTTCCAGTTTTCAAGCTTATAAAAACAAAGGTGATGCCCGGAATGGCTCTGAATGTAGAGAAGAATCTTATTTCTTTTGATATTGATGTTCGAACTGTTAGCAATGAAAATCATTTGATTACAAAAGAAAGATTCATCGATGAGAGGTCCGGACAGCAGCTTTTGCGTTTAGATACCGGAGAAGATAAATCATTAGACCCACTGACAGTCGGCGGTTTAGATTTAAGCCAATATGATTGTATCGTGGTATCTGATTACAACAAGGGCATTTTAGATTATCATAATTGCGAAACATTGTCTCACATGTGTAAGAGAATCAATAAATTATTGTTTGTTGATAGCAAAAAGACAGACTTAAGCTGTTTCGAGGACGCAATAATAAAGATTAACGAGAAAGAAAGAGAATTAATTGAAAAGCTACCCAACAAGTATGATATGATTGTTACTCTCGGAGAGAAAGGAGCATCTTGGGATGGCTTGCATTTCCCTTCGGATCCTACGGAGGTTTTTGATGTATCTGGAGCTGGAGACACCTTTTTTGCTGCACTTATCAGTGAGTATCTTTCAACCAATAATATAGCAACATCAATAATATTTGCAAACAAGTGCGCGGCAACTACAGTTAAGAAGATAGGCGCTTACTCTTTGACAAATGAAGAAATAAGGGAGATTAGAGATGGTCTATATAGTTGATATAGATGGTACTATATGTACCATAAGCAAGGATCTAACTTATGAAGATTCTAAGCCTTTTGAAGACAGAATTGAGAAGCTTAATAAATTATACGATGAAGGACACACAATATTATATAACACAGCTCGCGGCATGGGTCGCCATGGTAATAGAAGGTCCATGGCAGAGGCCGACTTTTATCTTTTTACGGCAAGACAGCTTAAAAGCTGGGGCGTTAAATACCATCAGTTATTTTTGGGCAAACCGGCTGGAGATATTTATATTGATGACAAAGCAATGAAGGATGGAGATTTCTTTGAAGATTCCGATGAAGTTCGTCCCTAAAGGATGGGGATTTGAAAAATGGATTGTTAACTGTGACAAATATTGTGGGAAATTACTTTATTTTGTAAAAGGAAAAAAGTGTTCATGGCATTACCATAAGATAAAAGATGAAGTTTTTTATATACAAAGCGGCAGAATTATGGTAAAGTATTCATATAATGATGATCTCCAAGCAGCAAGAAAAATTATCCTTGAAGCAGGAGATAATTTTCATGTGCCTGTAGGTATGAGACACCAAATGATAGCATTACAAGATACTGAATTATTTGAGTTTTCTACTCAACATTTTGATGAAGATAGTCATAGAATTGTAAAAGGAGATTGAATGAGTGAGAGAGAGTTCGAATTTGTACACAAGAACCCAAAGTCTTTTGTAACATCTGGTGACATGGGAGATGTTATATATCACCTTCTCTTCATAAAGAAACTAGGGGGCACCAAATATCATATCGATCCATCTCCTACCAGCTATGAGAGAAATGGATACATTCGAGTTGGGGACGGTAACCCAGGAAAATTTAATTTAACTAAGGCGCTTTTTCTGTTGCCGTTAATTAAGAAACAATCTTATTTGAAAGATGTGGATTTTTACAGCGGTGATCCTTTGAACGCGTGGAAAGATTATGATGTTCATATTGGCGAATATCATAAGGATGATTTGGGTATACAAAATTTAACTTATTTCCATGCTAAAAAGTATAATTTATCTTTAGAAGATTTAAATGAACCATGGCTCGAAGTTAAAGCTGCAAGGAGAATGGATCCCAACCGCGACACGGTAATTAGCCGAACGCTAAGATATCGAGGAAATGATAATTATTATTACTTTAATAGGGGCGCTTTAAACGAAAGAGGCGTCTTCGTGGGACTTGAGGAGGAATATACTGATTTTATTCAAAGATTCGGGTGTCCCAATATTCCTTTGCGCAGAGTTGATACAGCGTTAGAGATGGCAGAGGTGGTAAACGGACATCAGAGATTTATTGGTAATGGATCTTTGGTAGCATCGATGGCATTAGGGTTAGGATTAGCTGTGGAATATGAATTTTGTCCCACCGCCGCGCATTATATATTTAAAAGAGAAAATATTAATATATTTTAAGGGAGTTTAGATTATGAAGGTAGCATTTATATCATATATTTATGGCAATGATCACGCTATTGTTGAATACGGAACGTTTAAGATGATGAGTTCTTTTAAGCATTTTCATCCGGATATTCCCTTATATATGCTTACCGAGAAAGAAATCAACAAAGAAGTACAGACGGTGGTACCGATGCATGCATCTTATTTTAATCCATTATTGACAAGAACGATAGCAGACGATTACGATTTAGTAGTACATATTGATACGGATATGATTGTAACGGATCGTCTAGATGAAATATTAGAGGGAGATTACGATATTGCTGTTGCTAGAAATAATTCTGATCAAGGATCCGCAGGTTGCGGACCTCCATATAATCTGGGGGGGGAAATTGATGTCTTTAAATATGCAAACGCAGGATTGGTAGCTTCTACTAAGAAAGAATTTTGGGATGATTGGGTTGATTTAAACCAAAAGAATTATAATAAATATCCGATGCATGAGCAAGATAATTTGAATATTATCTTAGATTCAGGTAAATATAAAGTTAAGTTGCTGGATCCACCGGACAAGCCGCTATATTATAATATTGCTAGCACCTACGGCGACGTTGAACGCTGGAATGGGCATCCTTTAAAACATTGGGAGAGCTGGGAGAGAATTGAACTCAGGGATAACAAATTATGGCTGGATGAAAAATTAATAAAATTATTGCACTATGCTGGTGGCGATGTTTTTCCAAAATTCGACTTAACTAAGCATTTTGTACCCGCCGTCGCAGAACATCTTAAGAAAATCTGTAATATACCGAAAAAATTTAAAGGAGAATAAGATAAGTTGAAGATAGCCATCCAAATGACTCTTTATAATGAGCATTCTTTAATAGGGAACACGCTGGAGGCGCAAAATGAAAAAAGCAATTATAATAACATTTGAGAATTATAGGCCCCCAGATGAATGATAGAATAGCACAAAGATGTGTTTGTTGCGACAGCATCGATTTAAAAAAGTCTCCTGCTATACTTTTACCTTTCATCACACACAGACTTTGGGGTTACGCGTCACTTGAAATAACGGATGAGTGGGGCTTAGAAAAATATGGAATCAGAAACGGACCAACCTACACAAGATGTAACTCCTTATTGTGTACTGAATGTTTTCATTTGTTTCTGGACTTGCGCTTCGATGATAACGAATTACAGAATCTTTATAAAAAATATAGAGAAAAAGAATATACAGAACTTCGAGAGATGTATGAGCCAGGATATACACAAAGAAACTCAAAATATCTTTTAGGATATAATTATCTCCAACATGTTGAGACATTTTTAAAGCCATGGCTAAAAACTGATCAAATATCTAACATTTTAGATATTTTAGATTGGGGCGGCGGTCCTGGAAACAATACACCCTTTTACTCGCAATGCCGTTCGCTTCACATATATGATATTTCGGATAATTTTGTTTTACCCAAAGTAAAAAAAGTAAATAAAACGCAATTGTATGATTTTGATTATGGTCTTATAATATGTAGTAATGTTTTGGAACACACTCCTTATCCTAAAAATACTTTAAATGAAATCAAAGCTTGTATGGGAAAAGATAGTATTTTATACATAGAACTACCATATGAAGATTACGTTAGAAAGACATTAGAGAAAAATAATTTATCTAATTTACATATAAATAAGAGACATTGGCACGAACATATTAGTTTTTTTAACCCTACATCATTAAGGAAATTGGTATGTTCTTCCGGACTAGAACTCTTGGATGTAAGAAAACTAAAAATATCCGGACAGATTTCGACATATATTTTTCAAGTTGTGTGTAAACTAGCTATTTAACGAGAGGAAATAATAGGAGAAATTTATGACTGTATATGATTGTTGTACGTTTTTAAATGAAAATGATTTATTTGAACTAAGACTCAACCAGCATTGGGATTTTGTAGATAAGTTTATTGTTGTGGAAGCTGGAGAAACCCACACAGGACTTAAAAAGCCTTTTAACTTTGATAAAGAGAGGTTTAAAAAGTATTCTGAAAAACTAATCTATATAACATTTGATTCATTTGCAGAAGAAATACCTAGAAATATGAATTTAATAGATGATTTTACTGTTCTTGATCGAACCTTCCTTGGACAAACCTCTGATGACTGGGTTAGAGATCTTTTTCAAGGTAATTATTGTCTTAAAATTATTTTAGAAGATGGGGGCAAAGATGATGATATAGTGTTGCAAGGTGCTCTCGACGAAATTATAAAAAAGGAAGCATTTGCCGAAGCTTTAAAGAGATTTGAACCTAAAAACAAGAAGCATGATTTACACAACAAATTTGGACCCGTGAGAACATCGTCTGGTGATCCTTTTCAAATAAGACCCACTTTTGGATTTGTGTTGGATACTTATGTTTATAAATTTAATTTCTTTAATCAACAGTTGACCGTCGCGACGATGACAGAAGTATCTGTATTGAAACAAATACTACACGGTAAATTGAGATGTCTAGGTTCGCACACTCACGATCCCATAAAAAACGCTGGCTGGCATTTTACTTTTTTTGATAATACCGATGGAGAGAAAGTTTTAGAAAAACAACGTAGTTGGGCACATTCTAAAGATATAATTCCTGGACAAAAAGTAAAATTTACACACACCACCAAAGAAGAAGCATTAGAAAGAATGTTCCAAGATTATCCATTTGAAAAGGTTGAAATAACTGAACAATCACATCCCAAATATTTGATTGATAATTTAGAGAAATACAAAGACTACATATATGAAGAAAAAGGTTGATTTTTAGTTTTATTTGTGGTATCGTTGTGTTATGAATTTCTAACAATATGGAGAAACAAATGACAAGAATGTTTGAGAAAGGATTAATATTGGAAAGGTGTGTGGAGTGAGAAAGGGTCTTAAAGTTGCTGATTATATAATAGGGTTCTTGGAGAAAAAAGGCATGTCTCACGCTTTTCAGGTTCCTGGCGGTGGTGCCATGTTTTTAAATGATGCTGTTGCGAGGAGCAACATGCAGTCAATTTTTTGTCACCATGAACAGTCGTGCGCCATGGCCGCCGTTGGATATGCAAAAGTCCACAACAAGATGGCTCTGGTGATACCAACTTCTGGTTGTGGTTCCACTAATACTATAACTGGCGTTTTGGATGCTTGGCAAGATAGTCATCCATTGTTTATTGTTTCAGGACAGGCAAATAAGAAAGACACCACCTATATGTCGAAAATCCCACTAAGAAAGCTAGGCGCACAAGAAGTTAATATAATAGAGATAATTAAGTCAATTACTAAATATTCCACCATGGTAGAGGACCCTGTGGATATAGCTTTAATTTTAGAGAAAGCATATCATCTTGCTACGACTGGTCGCCCCGGTCCAGTTTGGATCGATGTACCACTAGATGTACAGTCTGAAGAAATTTTTTTAGAAGACCTACAACATTGGGAGCCAAAAAAACAAGATAAATCTACATATAGCTTTCACAGTGAAGATTTTGAATATTTTTTAAAGAAATCAAAAAGACCAATAATAATTGCTGGTAATGGCATTCACTTGGCTGATGCTAGGGAGGAGTTTAAGCGCTTTGTAGAACATTATCGAATTCCTTGCGCCTTTACTTTTCTAGGAACAGATTTACTTCCAGTTGAACACCCTCTTTACATCGGTCGTCTAGGCATAAAGGGCACTAGAGCTGGCAATTTTGCGGTTGCCAACTCAGATCTTGTTATTTCAATTGGAAGTTCATTGAGTATTCCAGTTGTGGGATATAGATACGAACTTTTTGCTAGAGAAGCTAAAAAGATTGTTATTGACATTGATAAGACTGCGCATATGAAAGAGACAATAAAAATTGACAAGATTATAGAGATGGATGCAAAACAATTTTTGTCTTCCAACAAGACAGCCCAATACGATATTGATTCTTTGTGGGTTTCCAATTGCCAACGCTGGAGAGAGAAATGGCCTGTTTTTAAAAGAAAAGACATTGACCAGTTGAATATGTATTCATTCTCCAAAGCACTGTCAAGCTTAACAAAGGGGCAAGAGACAGCTGTTGTAGTTGATGCGGGGTCTGCTTATTATGTCATGGCGCAATCCGTGGAGGATAGCCGCCTCATAATGCCGGCTTCGCAAGGTGAGATGGGCTTTACTGTGCCAGCTTCGATTGGAGTCTCGTTGGCAGATAGGGATTTAAAGGTTCTAGCTGTAACAGGAGAAGGCTCTTTCCAGTTTAACATACAAGAATTGCAGACTATCGTACAATATGAATTGCCTATTAAACTATTCATATTGAACAATGGTGGGTATTTATCTATTAAAAATACTCAAACAAAGTATTTTTCAAAAAGGTTTTCTGGCGTTGACCCCCAATCCGGAATCTCTTTTCCAGAAAGTGAAAAAATAGCTGCGGCTTATGGTATAAAATATTTTAAAATAGAAGACAAAAATGACCTTGAAAAAACTCTTGTAGAGGTATTACAATATGGACAATGCTGTATTTGTGAAGTAATATGCCCTTCTGACGAAGAGATATATCCTACTGCCGCTTCTCAACAAAATAAGGACGGTAAAATAACATCACAGCCATTAGAAAATATGTCTCCGTTTTTAACGGAAGAAGAGTTTAATGAAGAAATGATAATACCGATATGGAGCGAGTGAAATGACCGACAGAAAAAAAATAACTGGCAAATGGCATGGTAAAAGATATGATTATGAAGACCTCGAAAATAACACTGTACAATTACTTATTAAAAATTTAAAATATCTAAATAAACAGTACAATATCACAGGCATTAAACAATCATTTGAGGATGAGGGAGCGTTGTTATCTGATGTAACAACAATGAGGAGAGTCACAGAATTATGTGGTATGTTGATGTATGTTAAAATCGGCGGCTGTGAGGCCATAACTGATATTAATAATTGTGTCACACTAGGTATCGATTCTCTTATCGCACCCATGATTGAGACGAAATATTCATTTCAAAAATTTATTAACGCTGTGAGTAAAATTAAAGAGACCAGTTTCTATTTTTTATGTGAGACCGAGACTGCCTATTCTAATATTGATTCTATATTAGAATCCGAAGAGGCAAAAAAACTATCTGGTGTCATTGTAGGGCGGTCAGATTTTACTAAGTCGCATAATCTAGATAAAAGTGAAGTCGACAGCCAGATAATTTCTGATAAAGTTGAAGATATTTTTCGAAAAAGTAAAAATTTAGGATTGAAAACAACCATGGGAGGTAACATATCTACTAATAGTGTTGAGTTCATTAAGTATTTGCACTCCAATAATTTATTAGATAAGATTGAGACAAGAAATGTAGTAGTGGAGCTTGATGACTATAATGTGAATAACCTATATGATACTATAAAATCTATATTAAGGTATGAAATACAATGGTTAAGGTACAAAGCTATAAATTATAACAGTATTGGCGATTCTTATCTTCATAGGGCAGATATTTTAAAGGAAAGATTATGACAAATCAAAGATACGAAGACTTAAAACAGTTATTAGAACGGGAAAATTATTTTAAAATGATTTGTGGTGCTGGGAATGAAGATGAAGAGAATATTATATTCTTGCGTGGAGGTCTCGTAACAGACTATGGAATCAATGTAGCTGGACCCGGCGATATTGTCTCTGTGGGCATTTTAAAAGTATTGACGGATGTTTTTGAAAAGATTGAGAATAACACTATTATTATGGTAATGAGGAAAAATGATTAGTTACAAAGAAGTCCCTCCGGGATTTGAAGAAGATTTAAAAAATATTGCAATTGATTTTGATGGCGTAATACATAATTTTGATAAAGGCTGGTATGATGGTACGTGTTATGGGGAGCCTCTAGAGGGATCCCTAGAAGCTATAAAGGAATTATCTAAATCTTATAATATTATTATTTTTACTGCTAAAGCAAAACCAAGTCGTCCGCTAGTAAATGGCAAAACAGGTCCCGAGCTTGTAGAAGAATGGCTGACTGAACACAATGTTATGCAATATGTAAAAGAAATTACAGCTGAGAAACCTAGAGCGCAGATTTATATTGATGATAAGGGATATCATTTTCAAAACTGGAAAGACACGATGACATACTTAGAGGATAAGGCTTATGATATTAAAAACTGGGAAGCGGCATTAGAAGAAGTAAAATGAGAATAATGCTAACGGGCGCTAACGGATATGTTGGAAGAAGCCTAGCGAAACACCTAGAGAAACACAATGAAGTGTTTGCCCACACCAGAAAAGTTTGTGATTTACTAGACACTGAGGCTGTTGATGGGATTTTCAACAATAATAATTTCGATATTGTTATACACTGTGCTGTAGTTGGAGGCAGCCGTCTAAAGAATGATCATTCGGAAGTTCTCTACGAAAATATGCAAATGTTTTTAAACATCTTTAAAAATAAAGACAGATACAGAAAATTAATACACTTTGGCTCCGGAGCACAACACTATTCTAGCGAGCCATACGGGATAAGCAAGAGAGCCATGTCAAACATCATTGATTCAACACTGGGCTGTTATAATTTAAACATATATGGTCTTTTTGATGAGTACGAGATGGATACTAGATTTATTAAAGCAAACACTAAAAGGGCTTTGTCTGGAGAAGACATTATAATTCATAAAAATAAAAAAATGGATTTTTTTCATATGAAAGATTTATTGAAACTTGTTGAATACTATGTTGTAAGTGACACATTAGAAAAGAATATAGATTGTAGTTATAAAACTTCCTTAACTTTATTGGAAATCGCTGATATAATAAAACAAAGATGTAATTCCGCAGCAGATATCAAAATCGTTGATGCCGGCTATGAAGAGTATTCTGGTACAAACACGAATTATTTAAATCAAATTATAGATAGCGATTTTCCTCCCAGGCTTGAAGAAACTATTGATAAAATAAAATTAAACGCATAACTGGTTATAAATATTAAAAAATATTCTTAAATATATTTCTTAATGATGTTATGATAGAACATCTTATTCAAAATATGGGGAGGGGTTTCTTGTGAATATGATTTTTAATTTTAAAAGGCTCCACGATGAGTAGAGAAAAAGTTTGGTATGCCCCTAATGGTTTCGAGGCATATGGCGAAGAAGAAATCAAGGCTGTCGAAGAATGTCTAAGGGACGGCTGGCTAGCCGGCTTTGGTAAGAGAACCGTAGAATTTGAAGAAAAAGTTGCCAAGCTTTTTGGCAAGAAGCATGGAGTCTTTGTGAATTCTGGATCTTCTGCTAACTTAATAGCACTCGGCAGCTTGGCTCTTCCACGCGGCAGTGAGGTTGTAACTCCTGCGTGTACCTTCTCTACAACCGTTGCCCCTATACTACAATTGGGCTGTGTTCCTGTCTTTTGCGATGTTGAGCTTGATAAATATGTACCGAGTGTACGAAGTGTATTGGAAAAGATCACCTCCAAAACCAGAGTTATTATGCTTCCTAATTTGGTGGGTAATAAACCCGATTGGGCCCGACTTAAGCAGGAATTAGGTAACATTGGAAGAACCGATATTGTTTTAATTGAAGATTCTTGTGATACCATAACTTTCACTGGCGAAACCGACATATCGACAACTAGTTTTTATGCCAGTCACATAATCACTGCTGGAGGCTCGGGCGGAATGGCTATGTTCAACAATAGGGAACAGCTTGATATTGCACTTCAGCTTAGAGATTGGGGACGTATTGGCAATAATTCTGAGTTTATTGATGAGCGCTTCAACCATCAAGTTGATGGGATACCATACGATTTCAAATTTCTATACGGGGTAGTGGGTTACAACTTTAAATCCTCTGAAATGAATTCTGCTTTTGGTCTAGTTCAATTGGCAAAATTTGACACATTTCGTAAAATTAGAAGACAAAATATAGAGCGATATTTACACAATTTAAAAGATGTTGAGGAAATCCTTTTGCCTGATGATAGCATACATCCTAATTGGATGGCTATACCTTTTCAGACGCAGAATAGATTAGAGCTTTTGACATTTCTTGAGGAAAGCAACATTCAGACAAGGGTGACTTTCGCCGGTAATGTCACTAGGCATCCTGCCTATAGGGAATATTTACAAGAATTCTCTAATTCTGATATTATAATGAAAAATGGATTTTTGCTGGGTGCCCACCATGGCATGACGTTGGACGATGTTGATTATGTTTGCGGTAAAATAAAACAATTCTTCGAAGAAAGAAGGGCAAAATGAGAATCGTATATATAACCGGATGTCTAGGGTTTATCGGCTCTTATATGACCAGAAGAGCATTACAGCTTGGCTGGCAAGTTCGCGGGATTGATAAAATGACATATGCTGCCAATCCACAGCTTTTAGAAGAATTCAATCAATACGAAAACTTTCACTTTGAATGTTGCGATATTAAAGATATTAAGCACCTCTATGATTGCGATTACGTTATAAATTTTGCAGCAGAATCGCATGTCGGAAACAGTATCATCAAGAGCGATGAATTTCTTGATAGCAACGTTTTGGGAGTAAAAACTCTATTAGACTTGGTTAGATTTAAACCAGTTAATTGTAATGATAAACCTATTATGTTTCATATTAGCACTGATGAGGTTTATGGAGATATAGTTAGTGGCGCGCACACCGAGATGGATGTACTCAAGCCAAGTAATCCATATTCAGCAGCAAAAGCGGCAGGCGATATGCTGGTGCACGCTTGGGCAAGAACCTATGATATTAAATATCTTATTTTGCGTCCGACAAATAACTATGGCATCGGACAGTATCCTGAAAAGCTAGTACCCCTTGCGGTTAAGAATCTTGCTAGAGGCAAGAAGATCAAGCTTCACGATGCAGGGGTGCCAACTCGTAATTGGCTGCATGCAGCTGACACGGCTGAAGCAGTGATTTCTATTATTGATTCTGGCAATGTTAACCAAATTTATAATGTAGCCGGAGGATTTGAGCAATCGAACGCAGAAACTGTAAGAAAGGTCATAGAGGCATATTATGGTACCGATGACAATTGGGAACAATATGTGGACTTTGACACTTTTCGCAAAGGACAAGATATAAGGTATGCCCTAAATGATAGAAAGTTGAAGAATCTTGGTTGGAAGCCGAGAAAGAATTTTGATAAAGAAATAAAAAATATTGTAGAACATTACAAGAGTAATTTTATATGGTAACAAGGAGAATAAAATGAAATTATCTGATGAAGCACTTGGTGCAATAATGATGGCATTGCAGAAATCTTTGCTGGAACAAAGCGATATTGTTCCAGTACTTAAAGGGTTTAAATTTCAAGCCAACGAAGAGGAAGAGCTTATGGTAATGAACCCTCCTCTTTTTAAGATAAATAATGATGATTACGATACATTGACTTCGGTAGAAGATGTATCAGATGCCTAAGTATAGCTATAAATGTGGATGCTGTGAATATCAGTTCACAACCCACCATGGCATTCGGGAAGACCCCTCTGGTTGTCCAGAATGCAATAGTACTGGGGATTTGACAAAGATGGTTAATGAAGTATACGTTAAAAAGACGCATGCGCATTATGATTCCGCCCCCGGCAGAGTTGGTGATGTGACAAAACAAGCAATAGAAGATAATAAAGAGATTTTAGAGGATGCAAAAGCGGAGGAGAGAAATTTAAGCTATGATGATTTTACAAATAATCCTAGGTAGTTCCGTGGTACTTAATTCTTTCTTATTAATCTTTTTATTTGGATTAATACCGTTTCTATTATTTTTTTCAATATTGATTAATGTTGGTACCATGGTCTATATATTTTTCTTACTAGGGGATCGAAATAAAACATATAGTGACTTCTCTTCGTTGCTACTTCGTTGCGAAAATTTTATCAACCATCTGAAAGACCTATATGAATTAGAGATGTATTATGGAGACGAGACATTAGAAGCGCTCATTGAACATTCAAAAGATATGATTAATCATTTCTATGCATACGAGGATATGCATTACTCCATCGATAGCGATGAGGCAGCACAGGAAAAAACAGGAATAGAAAAAGATGACATTAATGATGACAAAAGAGACCAAAATCAAGAAGACACGAGCAAAGAAACGCAAGAGTAATCAATATTTTACAAAGGATCATGAAGAAGCAATTATACAATATGCGTTGACTGATTCTAAAAAGATTCGAACCGAGCTTTATATAGAATATATAGGACCAGCTTTTGATGAAATGGTTGATAAGATCGTTTATACATATAAGTTTACTAATCTTCCAAACATTGATTATTTGAAAGATGATTGTAAAATTTGGCTAACAACCATATTAGACAAATACGATCCCACTCGCAAATCAAAGGCTTTCTCTTATTTTAGCGTTATTACTAAGAACTGGTTTATACATAAAGTAAAGAAAAACTCAAAAAAACTTCAGAGAGAGACCTGCATTGATGACTTTAATTTAGATCTAGGACAACAAGATTTAATAGTACAAAATGACTATCTAGAGAGAAGACAGAAGTCCGAGTTCTTGAGTCTCTTGTTCGTGGAAATGGAGAAGTGGGAGAAACTAGAACTCAAAGAAAATGAAAAAAAGGTATTAGACTCAGTAAAGATTTTATTTGAATCCGCAAACGATATTGACATTTTTAACAAAAAAGCTATTTATTTATACATCCGAGAAATTACGGGCTTGAACACCAAGCAGGTTGTTAACAACCTTAATAAAATACGATTTAAATATAGGGCTTTTAAAAATAAATGGGAAAAGGACGAACTGTAAAAAATATTGATTCTCTCATAGCAGAGTCATTAGAAAATATAAGAGAAGACCGCGCCATGGCCTCGACTCTCTTGATTGATTTAATGGAACATATCAAAAAAGATAAGAACCAACATCAATATACCGGTCAGGTAGCGGCAAAGTACCTAGAGACTCTCCAACGCTCAAATGAGCAGATGGTCAAGATTAGTTCTCTTGTACATAAAAAGAATTCAGTACCATCAGGATTATCAGACCTAGATAAGGATGAGTTATACGACCTTATAGGAAAAGAACAAGATGGCTGATAAAGATATTCTGTCTGAGAATGCATATGCCTACGGTACCTTAAATCCCGTAGGACCGAAAAAAGATAAGATGATCTATGATTCCGGTATGGATCCTGCGGATTTGTTGCGCATGTTTACAAGGAGTATGTTCCAATCGGATAGTACTAAGGGGTTGACTCAGTTTAAGGCTGTTGTTTTGAGGGTTGAAAACCCGGTAGGGGAAGATGATCTTCCTTTCGGGTTCTTGGAGACGATAGCACCCTTCTTGGGCGCAGGAGCCAATACAGATTCAAAGAAATTCGTAAGTGTTAAAGCTATGATACCGGAAATTCACGGGTCTATCTTGCCCTCTCCGAAAGGAAACGGTTCGGCACAAGATAACCACCTTATTGACATGTATCCCATTTTTACTGCGCGAAGCAACGACATCGAACAGCCAGCAGTCGGGGATATTGTTTGGGTTACGTTTGAGAATATAGAGAATCTGGAGGGAGGCGTACTTATAAGTAATATAAAACGTCGAACGCTAAAGAAAACGAGTGCCAGTGCAAAACCGTCTAGCAAGTTTGGTCCGTGTGGACGATTATTGGGAAAACCAGCATCCGGAGGCAAACTAGACTCAACGCCAGCTAATATAGTTGCGAACTTCCCTGATTTAGGGAACCATTATACTCCGATTGATGTGACGCTCGACCGTGGGAGGATTCCTGAAGGCAAGGGGATTTTCACCAACATGTATGCCAACTTGGGTGCTTTTCCTGTCTCGCAAGCAATTGACGCCGGTCTAGACTTTGTTATTACGCTTGGGATGTGGCAATGGTTTCCAGGAGAAAAGGTCAACGGCAAAATAAAGAAGGACAAAAGCGCATCTCTAGAAAAGGTCAAGGAATTTGTTGATGCATATGCCGCAGCCGGAATCCGAGTATACTTATTTGGGTTTCCAAATATCCATAAAATAGATGAGTGGGTTGATTATATGTTTGCTACGGCATATGCCTCAGGCTGTGCCGGCGTTATATCTGATCCAGAAGCTGGATTCCAACCAAAAGGCAAGTGGAATATGAGTAACGCCAAACTTAAGCAAAAAGTAAGGGAATTTACCGATAAATGCAATGCAGCTGCCTATAGTTCAGGGTTGTGTTATGGGGTCACTTCTTACGAAATTCCTCAATTTCAGCCTAAATTGAAATATGTTCTTGCCGATTTGGCTCCCGCAGATTTTGTCATCCCCCAATCTTATCGCGCCGCTCCGGAATATGGACCCAAAAATATGATCAAGGGCATAAAGGCATATGTAGAAGCCGGCTTCACCAATATTATGGCAATGGGGTCACTCTACGGAACAAAGACTTACAATCCTTTTTATCCCCAATATGGCACTAGGAAGAAGCCTCCGGAGGAAATTATAAGAAGAACTAGTTGGCTTCTAGGAGACAGCGCGCAAGATTATATCGACCATAAGGGCGCGTTAGCATATTGGTCCTGGGAGGCGGCTAATGGCGGAACAAATCAACGTTGGCCAATGAATTCGTGGTTTTTGCTGAAGAATATGGCAAATGAGATTGATAATCTTGCATCTGAGACCAACAGCACTGCCATGGTGGCTTCCGAACACCTTAAGGAAGTGACTGATACATCTAGCAAGCAAAAGCGCCCCAAAGAGGATGGAATTGACGATTCTGTCCGAGCGTCCGAAGAAAAGGATGTTGGACTTAAGACGACAAGAGAGAAGTCTGCAGAATCCGACGTGGCAGCTAGCGCTATAGCTAAATCGAAACTAACCCCACAACAAGAAGCCACTTTGAGCGAGAAGCGCAAGAAAGTATCTGATTTGAAGAAAGAGCGTGAAGAATTAGCAGACGAGATAGAGGGGCTTTCAAGTACCGCTTTGAAAGGGGACATTTCTTATATCAAGGCACAAGAGTTGAGAGGAACGCTGTCTCAAAAGGACAAGGAGTTATCACAATCGCTCAAATCGCTAAATAGTCTTGAGAAGCAACTGAATCTTGAAAAATCTGGTGCAGGCATATCTTCTTCTTCTGCAACTCAGCGCCCAAAAGCAGCCAAATGCCGTCGCTCTAAGGGAGAACCCAAAGAGACTAGGCCGGCTAAGAATAGTACGCCACCTTCTTCTAAAGCAGGAGTTGACGGGCTTCAAGAATACATATATGATAATACGGAAATTTCCCTCTCGTCCGGTACTCGCTTCAAATCGAATCGTGTAAGAGCTGGGAATTTTCCACAAAAGTTTTTAAATAAAGACCTGATAGTTGATTGCTATGGAAAGCCCATGCACAAATTAGCTGCGAAAAGAGTCGTTCTGATGAATAAAGCATGGAGCAAGGAGACGGGAAACCGAAAATTTCGTTTAGCCTCTGGTTTAAGAGAGCCACCAGAGATTAGGTATAAATGGCTTCTTGGACGGCGAGGTGATAAGCATCCCAGTGTTAAGAAAGCTAAGTCCAGTGGAGTAACTTCACTTAAACAATTGTTTGATTTATTTTTGATCGATGAATACGGCAGCGTAAGAAAGGGGAGAACCCTCCGCGCTTGGAACAGCCCCCATGAAACTGGGTTAGCTTTTGATATTCGATATCGGTCACCACATCCGGATAGATGGAAAGAAGGCTCCATGGGTCCATATTCAAAAACAAATAGCAAGCAAAAGCAGGGCGAGTTATACAAGTGGGTAAAAAAGAACGCCTATCGTTGGGGAATAAGTCCCTATAAGGCAGAGGCTTGGCATTGGGAAGTTCAACTAACAAGAGAGGCTTGGTATACCGGTGAGGATTATGTAACTGATGGTGAATATAGTATCTACGTAGCAGAAAAGAGTACCCAGACTGCCCTAAATACTAACAATAAAGAGTGGTCAGGAAAAGGATTTGTCTAATGTCTAAAGCTGCAATACAGCAGAAAGGTCTGAATAAAGCTAAAGAGAAGTTTCTATCTACAGGACAGGATAATCTTCAGTATCGCGGCATATATTGTGGAGAATTGGTGGAACCTATGCCTAAGTTTATAGAAGCTCCATGCGAGACAGTATATCAGGGCAAGAATAGTTCTTACATAGTCTTGGGCAGAGACAGACCGGGTAACCGGCTCAGTGGCTATGGAGGAAAGGGCGATACACAAGCATCGATGATAGATATAGTTGTTGGTCGTATGAGCTATGAGGCAAAAGACACGGACGCAAATGGCGAACCCCTCTATGCAGACCCAGATGTTAGAAGGGACGCAGCGCGTATATACATCTCTCAGAAATCCGATATTGATGAATATTTTAAATTAGCACCCGGCGTCGTTGGGAATGCGATAGCTAAATCTGCAATTGCCATTAAGGCAGATAATCTTCGTCTTATATCTAGAGAAGGAATCAAACTCATTACCTCTACTGATCCAAAAAATTCCCAAGGCGGCACAACACGTACAATCGGAGGCATTGATCTTATAGCTGGGAACAACGATGACGATATGCAGCCCCTAGTGAAGGGAAAGAACATTTCAGAATTTTTGAACCAGATAATTACTAAGATATCAGAACTAGATGGTACATTGATAAATTTTGTTAATTATCAGATGAAATTTAACAACGCAACGCTGCAACACTATCATTATAGTCCTTTTTTTGGCATAGCAACCACTCCTGATTTAGATGTGTTGTCTACCATGGGACTACCACAAGTGACAAAGATGGTTTCTAACACGATACCTGCGTTAGTTAAGCATAAAATGAACTTAAAGATCATGGGTGCCAACTATTTAAAAAGTTCCGGCGCAAAATATATAAACTCCCGAAATAATAACACAAATTAAAAAGAGATTAGAAAATGGCAGATGACTCGTCTAATGAAATACCTGCAGTTACAGCAGAGAAATTAAATCTACTTTCAGTCTCTGACTTGAATTTAGTAGATATCCCCAAGGCAGAAAGATTCTTTGAGACAGTTGCGCCTAACGCACAAGGGAAGTCGTCCGCAGGAAATAGCGCAGCTGTCACCATTATCACCGATGCTAACGGTGTGAAAGAGGTATGCGCTATAACCAACAGTAATACCTGCGAGGGCAAAAGCATTGTCATCAATTCAGCGGGAGATTCCCCGAATCTGTACATCGATAAGACAACTAATGCAGAAACAGTAGAACAAGCATTGTTTCAGACAGGCGTCTTTGATACCGACCAATCAAATCATTCCGATAAGCTTAGAGATAATGGCTTCTTTACTCTTTATTATTTGGTCCGCAAAGCAATCGGAAATCCAATCACAAATACAGAAAATATTCTTAATACTGTTTTGGGTGAAGAATACGACGCGTTCATAAAAACAAACATCAGTGACATGGATTCGTTGCTCGTGGCGGCTGAAGTTGATATTGGTACAGCTGCAGCCCCTGCCATACGTACAATTACACACACTGGCTTTGCTTTCTTTGTTAACAAGTATCCACAAGTATTAGCCTTGGGGCAAGAACGCAAAGACATGATTCAGCAATTAAAGGATGATGGTACTACATTAAGTGATGTAGCTTCAGAATATGATCCCCAAGACCCGGCCAATGCACCTGTGCCATCATGGGAGCCAGCACCCAGGAAGGATGGCTCAACTCATTTTATTTTCTTTGAGAACCCTAATACCTCAGATGAATTTTACAGAGAAGCCTTAGTAAGAGATGCATATGTGAAGTCGACGATCCAACCAGGTGAGAGTAATTTGGTGACTGGTACGGATTATCGTTTCCGTCTAATTGGGACAACTAGTGAAGAGAATTGGAAATACGCCCTCGATCAAAAGATCTTTAAAGGGGCTAATATCCTAGGATATCTTCCTAACGGCATTCAAATAAAAATAATAAAAGAGGGCTTGGGCAGGTTGGCTTATTTCTCTCAAGTAGAAATATTGTCCGGACAAGATATTGATATTTCTTATGATGGACCTTTATATATAGATTCTAGAAATCTTAAAATGTGGCAGTCTGATATTGCTTCTATGAAGGAAATAAAGGAGGACCCACCGGCAGACTCAGATGAGCCTCAAGATGCCGCAAAGCCGCCCTTAAGACGTTTTAAACCCTATGAAGTAGAATTACCTAAGATTGAAGTACCAGAGCCAAACGCGAAGTATCTAGCCCCTGATTGGACTTCTGTGCCGACTTGGCAACCATGGCTAGACGAGAAAACTAATGAATATAACGTTGTAGTAGAAATATCGACAAAGCACTCTGGTGGCAATCCCACATCAGGAGCCGTGACCCGTGCTAGGAAGACTGGAATAGCTAAACTCTTGCGGTTTTATGATAAGAAGAGATCGATGCAATTCCGCAAAAAACTTGTGGTATTGAACAATGGGCTATTTGCCAGAGTAGCTGATGAGTGGTCATCACCACGCCAAGATAAGACTCATAAGTATCTTGTAGCAGTTCCTCGTACTTATTTCGAACACCCAGCTCTTCAAGTAAATGATTTCCGAAGAGATTATCCTACATTAAAAGAATTGGCTAAGGGCGAGATGGAAGATGGAACGTCTATCCCTGGTATCCAATATTGGCTAATTTTTAAGGCTAGCCAAATAACAAAATGGGTCAAGGATACAAAAAATGTCATCTTGAATGATTTTGCTGGTAGAATACGTGTTGCGAAGGAATCAACAACAGAAAATTATAATCTGGATCCAAAATTAGACCCAAAACATGAAGCACAACTGATAGACGATTTCATTCCTGCTTTGAGGAGTTTTATGGATCTCAATGATGCGAAATTGAGAACTGACAAAGATGATGTCATAGCCTTTGGGTTTGACAAACTCTATAGAATTGAATTTGTTTTATATCAACAGGTTGACTTTGATCCTTCAAAGAAGCAAAATACAGAAGGCGACACCAACACTGCCTCTAAAGCTAAACGCAAAAGCGGCACTCAACATATTCCAAATGCCCCTTCGAGATATCTCAGGGTGGGAATTAGAGAGTTCCGTAAAGAAGTCGAGCCATTCAACATGTCACGTACTATGGCTTATTTGCGCTATGGTCCCAGTATGTCACCCACTAGCGATGGCGATCAGTATCCAGGGCTAGAATTAATACAAAAATATACCTTGTTTCCGACTCTTCAACTGAGACTAAATGATACAAATAAGACAGAAGAAAGGGAAGCTGATATTCTGGGTAAACAGGACAAAATAGGCGAATCTCCTTCCCGAGGTCAAAAAAATACGTATAAGGGCAGATCTCAATTACAGGCAGAGGCAGATTTGCTGGGAGATTTGGAAGCCCATGCTCGCATATATGCGGACAGAGCGAAGGCCAGAACTCCGGATGTTGATGCGGTTTTGGAGAATATGGAGGATTCTGTAGAGCGTCTAGGGGACCCAGAAGAGTATTATCAGCGTCTTATCAATAAAATCGATTTGATGGAGATTATTGCAGCTGCCCACGCGTGCTTAGGAAAAACTCTTTCGATTGGCTCTGTAAAGAATATTATCCGTAAAAATATTTTAAAAAGTTTGCCTTATGAGCCGCTGAAATCTTTTTTAACGATACTCTCAGCGGACGCTCCTGCTCTTTGCCCAGATCTTTTTAAAGATTCTAGAAGTGTTAGTCTTTTGCAATCTAAGGTTGACATAGATCTGGAAAGCCCTGGAGTTAATCTTTCCAGTGTAATTGCGGGTCTGACACAAAAAATGGAGGATGATTATCTTTGCTTTAGCCAGGGTGCTATAAAATCTACAATACGTCCGTATTCCAATGAATTACCAGGCTCCAATACGACTGAAACCGACAATAAAAATATAGCTATTCCTAAAATCAAGACCGTCAATAACGATAGTTTCACCAAAAGTGAAGCTGAGAAACTGAAAAAGGATCTAAGTTTACAGCTTGTAAATCTGACCGATTCGACAGGAATAATGGAATGCTTGTTCAAGATCCTTGACGAAAATATAAGTAACTTACCTTTTATAAGATCTATTTCTGTCGCGACGGGAATAGCGCAGTCTTTTGTTAAAAAATTGTTCTCACCGGAATCTTTCAGTTCTCTTTTGTCCGGCAATCCGCTTGATTACGATGATCCGGAAGTAATCTTCAGGATCGAATTTAAGATACCGGATTTTCTTATATCTGAGTTACCTGGCGCGCACGACGACCCTCTTACTTCAATAGATGACGCTCTAGACGATGCTATTGATATGATCATAGGTTCTGTTATATCTATGCTTAAATCTCTTATAGATGAATTCATTAGGGCTTGTTCCGGCGCTCAAGATATTGCCGCATCATTGGATAATGTCGGAGGGCTTTTGGAGAACAGCAAGAATGAGAAAGAAAACCTGAAAAATTCAATAGGAAAAACACCGGGATTAGGGAAACTTCCCTCTAATGCTGCAGAGATGTCTCCTCAACAGTTAAAGGACCAAAAGTGCTTCAGTCAGTATGGCATGGCTCCTTCTTCAACATCTGCGCTTCAGTATGACCGCCCCGGTGGATTAAATATCTATAGTTTATTCGAGGACCCATCGATGGACTCCGAAATAATTGAGAGTGTCCTAGAAAAGACCGGGAGAGTATCAACAAATATTCTAATCAGTGAAATGCTTGAGCTTTTAGATGAATTGTCAGTGGTTCTTAAGCCATCTGAGATCAGCATGGTAATGCTGGGAACAGCCAATACTGTAATATATAAATTAATTTTAAAGGTGATCTCCACACAGCCAGAGACTTATTCAAATTTGGCATCTGTTTTTGAAAGTTATAGAGACGTTAAAGACTTTTTTGTCGTTCTGGGCAAGTACATCGACGTGATATTTTGTACGAATCTTATTTCAAATTTAGATGCACTCACAGGCATATGCGAGAGAAATCTGCAAGATGAATGGTATTGCGAACAATTAGCCAAGAAGGGCTATAGCCAAGAGCAGTGTGAAGCAATTATTTCCAAGAATCAAGATCGCGATATGCAGCGTTTAGAATACTTGGGAGATCTTTTATTATCTGAGAATATTACTGATTTGATCGATTTACCACCTATAATTAGCGGCTTAGGGCGTCCTGGGATGATCCCCACAGCCACCCCATATGTCAGAAAAATGATTAATGGCGCGTCAGATTCCTTTATTAATAATATTCGCACACGTTTTAATATGGAAGTGCGAGGTATACCGGGGTTCTTTATCGATGAGGTTTATGTCGAAGGAGGAGCTGATTATAAGAGACCTCCGGAAAAGCCGAGAGATTATATTTCTGATTCAGAGTACCAAGATAGGAACTACAATGATCCCGAAAATTGGCCTCAAGCCGACATCACCGAAAGAAGAGTTGGCAATGCTATCAAATTAAATTTAATGCTGGATAATTCGAATATTTTAAGCAATGGTCCAGTTAATATATTTCCGACACAATTTCAGGGCGTCGGAAGCGAGAATCCTCATCTTTTACCTGTAAAAACGCTTCCACTGCCGGCAAAATCACACTATACATCTATAAATTATCAAAAAATGTTGGAAAGTCAATATATTAGGTATTCGACAGCCACCGGAAAGGGCACACGTTCGATTCCGTCGTGGAAGTTGAAAGAGGATTTAATAAAAGCCTTCGAAGATTCTGATTGGTGGGAATCCCAAGATCCGGATTTCCTTTTAGAAATCATAGGGAAAGAGGCAGGTGGATTTGTTGGGGGGCTCATTGATGATTTCTACGGCATTTTTGGAATTAACACTAATGTCGAAAAGGGACTGACTAAATTTCTTGGAGAAGCAGGAGAAACTTTGGATGAATTTACTGTTGAAACGATGCTGCAGCAGGAATTACCACAAATGGAAGGTATAATTGAGGCTCCGTATCATTATGATATTACAGTACCTGTGGTATCCACCAATATTAAGGAAATGATAGGAGATATGACCAAAGGCTTGCCCGGTACTTCGAAGCTGGTCGAGGTCTCATATCCTAAGTATTTAGAAATCCGATCCGCCGATTTCATCGATGAATTTAATCTTCCAGCTCAGCTGCTCGCTGGCAGCGTGACAAATAAGCCATTTGATACTGCAACCTGGAAGATATTTGACAGAACAAGTCAGTTTAACCTTCTAAGTACTCAATTTAATAATAATTCAGAGTTACCCGGTGGTCTAGAACAGTTGCCAACCATGCAGTTTGAGACTAATGGCACAACTGGCGACTCTGTGGATCTGAACATCATGAACCCGGTCGAAGAGGCAGCTGACGCCTTACGCGAAAAAGTTCTGGCACCCCCCACGGGAGAAAACGAGACAAAATTAGATATTACAGACCCAGACATAGCCAAAACATTATGCTATCAGCAGTGGCTATTTAGCGCTCTTTTCACGGATTCTTTTGGAGATTTGATAGAGAAGTTTGATAACCTAGGAAGCAGTAGTACCAAGCGACGAAAGAAATTTATGCAATCGTGTTTAAAGATATATGATCTATCTTTTTCTGAGTCGGTTAACAATCTGCTAGAGCATATAACCGAGTCTCCTATATTTGAAGTAGAAGTATTTGAAAAACTTAAGTTAACCGGTATACCAACAGTCGATGACTATTTGGCGAATATTTGTAATAATCCTGGACAAATGAATCCTCCTCCTTCGTTAGGAGATCTTTTGAATACGGAATCTCTTAAAGACCTGGCCAGAGCAATAATTGCTGATGAAGAATGCAAAGTGGGCGACAACACAGATCGATCTCCTTTTCAACGCGCTTTGGAGAGGATAGCTGTCATAGCATATATACGCGTCACAGTCCTAGAATCTATTTTAAGGGGGTTGTTAATTTTTACAATTATAAGTCCTGTCGACCTATTAAAAGGAAACAAGATGTTCTCCGAATATATTATCTTGGCTATTAAAAGAAGTGCCATGATGCAAAGTCCCCTGTATTACGATAAGATATTAAGCATTTGTTTAGATATTGTGGTTTCCGACGTAGGCTGTGCCATCAAATCAGAACTTATACAAATAAGCGATGGAAGCTCGGTGGTGTTTGAAAAGTATGAAAAGGAATTTATTGATAATAGGTGGCAACCCACAATCGAAGAACAGAAAAGAATGTGGAAAGACGCATTAAACAATAAGAGATATAATTTGGAATGGGTTCTACATGATCGAAAAGGACAAAGATTTCTTGATGATCTCAAAAGATCTTGTTTATTACATATGGTGGAACTCCAAATAGAGGAACTGGGACCCCCTATATCGGAATTTTTAACGACACCAGAATTACAGAAATACCGTCTAGAGGTCGAAAGGGCGTTTTTAATTACCCAAAGAGATAAAGACGGACGTCCGCTTGAAAAACCTTATTACTACGACATGCCTTTACATTTAATTGATTATGCATTTTATAAAGGAGATGCCGACGATTTCATCGCCGAGGTGGACGGAACCGCCCAAGATTCTACGTATTTTCCTAGAAAATATTATGGCGCACTCCCAACGACGTTCAAAGCCGAAAAGGAATATTTGCAAGAGAAGATTTCTGCATTTGATAGCGTAGACATTAATATAGATAATTGCAATACCTTATTCAGCAATTACGAGTACATAGATCTTCCTATGGCAGTCGGACACGCCATGGCACTAAATACGGGATTTGTTATTGGCTCTAAAGGTCATGTATATACAGATTCCCTCTATATCAACGTTGGGTCTATTTCAAAAGGAATACGTACCACAAACCGCTCCTCGTTTTATGAAGCTCCTGCGAATATGAAAAATAATTGGCTAAGTGACACTCTCAAGGAGACAGCAGTTGAATTTTATAAGGATCCTGAATTTACTTTAGGTACTACAGCGGATGACTTATACCAAGCCGCCGGAGGAGGTATTTTATCTCAAAAGATGACCCCCCTAGGGGAAGCCACTAAAAATGGGGGCTTCGCTATTCAGAGATATCTCAAGGTTCGTTTTAAAGAGATTGATTATTCGGCTTTCACTGAAATCGAAGTTAAAGGTGGTGTCGAGGGCGGAAATTCTGGAGGCACCACTTCCAACCCAACGCTGCAGGATTATCAAATTGCTTTTAATTTTGGTTTCGATGGAGGGATAAAATATAACAATTCAAGCGCACCTGTTGGAGCGACTAACAAAATCACTCTTCCTGGCGGTTCCGGACCCACTGAACAAGTATGGTATTCCCCCCAGACTAACAGAAAGGTCAATGATCTTGGAGATAGTTTTGATTCGAGCGTCAATAAGAGGAACTATTTTCAATTCTTATCAGAACAGGGAGAGTGTTATATGAGTCGCGATGCTCTCGATAGTGCAATAATCAACAGTATTTTATTTACGGCACTTAGCGGAGTTCAAGATGGATTCTTCGCTGGCAGCGCAGCTAAATATTTCATGCAAGGCACCGTCACTGCCGGCAGCTCACAAATAGCTTTTGCGGCTAATAAAATGTTCGAAAACACTATCGGTATCGGTGGCTCACCATGGCTTACTTTAGGTATAAATTCACTCTCCCACTGGATTCAGGATATAAAGGTAGGACAAAGACTTGTTTACGTCTTTCCTCATAATATGGATATTATAGCAGATCCAGCCGGAGACCTTACCGAAGCTAGCAAGAAAATGATTAAGAGCCAGGGTTTCACGGTGTTGGACGACGGTGAAGTGGTCTTGGAAGGAATGGAAGGACAACTTAAGACGGATGAAACAGACGATTCAACGATACTTGATACATCTCAAGAGTGGCAAGCCGGCTCAAATAATCCTGGCTCATTTGCGAAGATTCTTTATAAAAACCTGAAAGAGGGAGAAAATTCAGTGACGACCGTGCCACCTTTCTCAAATGATCTGAAAGGTAAAAGCGGAGAAATTTTGAAAGATGAATTATACGCTTCTCGTTATATGCGACAGCAAGAAATGGTTTCAGATCCAGAAAGTATGGAAATTTCTTTAAAGAGAGTTTACTCTCTTCCTATAAAGGGGTGTTTTGCTGAGCGCACTATTGATTTAGATTCACAGGAATGGCAATATAGCGAATTTCTTTACTATTATTCAGACAAGCAAAAAGAATTAGAAAAACAGGTTGATGCATTTCGTGATGAATTAGTAGAAGCATATTCTAAAGGCGACAAAAATAAATTAGAAGCCACATGCCTGGAACTTGGCGTTACCAACGTGCCCACTCCACTTAGTAATCAAGCGCTTGTCCACGGAGCCTCCCCGGCTTTTTCCCCACTCGTTGAGGAAGACTATCTGAGGGCCTCTCTTGAGGCTTGGTATGCACACTCCTTGAGTGACTTCTACGATTACGCTTCTAAGCAAATCGACGAGGGTCCTGCAGAATTAAAAGGTAAGGGTGTTTTCATGGTTCTCAAACATACTGTTGAGGGCAATGTTCCATCGAATGTTGCCATGCACGCCACCGCACTCCTCGCGGTGATTGCGACAGTATGTCCGCCTCTGTCAGCTTGGATAACAGCAATGTTACAGGAGGTATCCTCGATACCCGTCAAGGCAGTCGATAAGCTTATAACCATTGCCGTAGAAAATGGTCTAGACCCTACATCTGCAATAGATAGCTGGGGATACGAGTTAAACTCTTACGAAATATCGTCGCTCTTTGTTAGTACTGATTCCACAGCACAATTTTTGCTTTATAAGCTAGGATACCCCTCCGAGGGCTGGATGGCGGCATATCCCCTAAAAGGAGTGCTGAATGGTAAATCTGCGCAATTTTTAGAATGGAGAAAGGACAATTTTCCTAGCAAGTCAGACTGGATGGATCAAGAAAAATGGAATGAGGAATTCCTCGACTCTACAAGTGATTTTAATCTTGCCGATATAGTTGAAAACTTAGAGGAAGGATCCGACTTAAGTTATATAGACTGGCCAGGAATGACCGAGAAGAAAGAAGAGCCCCTTGAAAAGTTACTTGAGGTAATGTTTTCTCCGCTCGCAGAATGCGTAAGAAAGAAGCGGATCTTATTGCATCAACAATTTACCGGAAAGATTGCAAATTACTGCCAAACTAAAGATAGTTCAGGTGATGATATTGACGAGCAATTAACGAAAGAAATTTTTAAGAAAACTAATGGAAGCTTACTCGGTAAATACATCCTTTCCGAGGATGCGATAAGGAATTTAGCGATGTTCCATGTCATGTATTTTCCTCTCGATTCTGGCTTGGGACCAGAAAAGCTACTTTCCTCTACCAAAGAGCTGCTTTACACCTTGGGTGAATCTGGTGCTGCCTCAAGAGATGATTATTTTTATGAAGGAACACAAGACGCTCAAATGATGCACCAAGCAGCTATGAATCGATCATCGACCTCACGCTCGGATAATCCAATATTATCGTATTTCCAAGACCTGACGCCGAAGATGATTTTGAAGGGATTTGTAAAACTAACTGATCCTGCATGGAAAAGAGCTTTCTCCATACAGAATATAACCGGAATCACCGATCTAGAATTGGGAGGACTTATGCTCACTATGCGTCCATCACCGCCTTTTATACCTCCCGTAGGAGACCCAACCATACCAATGACCCCATACGGATATGTTTACTGGGGGCTCAGTTTCTTAGAGCCTCTTAGCGCTTTTGCCAATATTGCCAACCCAAATCCGTTGCCGGATTGCCCACCACCGGACCCCGCCAATGCCCCCGGCAATAACCAGCCCGTCAATACCGGAGAGTGGGAAGCTGAGTAGCAGATTTAATATTTTAAAAGGAAGAGAATTAATTATAAGTTAATAATTATAGTTAATCAGGAGATTTTATATGTATGGTATCGGACCACGTTTGCCCTTGATGAAGGATGATATCGACGGGCATTTTGGCTTAGTTAAGAATCTCACAGACGAAGTTCAACAGAATTTATATAATCTTGTCATGACTAGCCCCGGTGAAAGAATAATGGATATTGACTTCGGCGTGGGAATGAGGAGATATTTATTTGAGCCTTTGTTACCACAAACAGAGGGGAGAATAGAATCTCGCATTCGAAAACAAGTGAAGAAATATTTACCATTTGTTCAGATAAGTAGTATACAATTTAGTACTAGCGCACAGGCGAATTTATTAGGTGTTCAAATAATTTATCAAGCACCTAATAATAATAAGAATACATTAATTTTAGATTTCACTAAAAATAACTAATTAATATTGTTGGAGTAATAGGATGCCAGTAAAGAAGACCGAACAGTTAGCAATCGATTATACTGCGAGAGATTTCACGTCAATTAGAAATGAATTGATGAGCTACGTCAAGAGATACTATGCAGACTCTTATAAAGATTTTAATGAAGCTTCGTTTGGATCTTTGATGGTTGATATGGTGTCTTACGTAGGAGATATGCTTTCTTTCTACTTGGATTACCAGGCGAACGAATCTTTTCTCCAAACAGCTCTTGAATTTGATAATATCGTAAATATCTCCAAACAAATGGGCTATAATTATAACGGTGTCCCTACTTCTCACGGAGAAGTGTCTTTTTATGTGCTAGTCCCTGGATCTGCGACCGGTGGCGGCCCGGATAGCAGATACTATCCTGTTTTAAAGCGCGGAAGCCTTGTGAGTACTACGGGAGGGACTGTTTTTACTTTAGCGGAAGATGTGAATTTCAAAAATTCTACAGATATTGTAGTGGGCACAGTTGATAATGATACCGGCATACCACTGACCTACGCTGTAAAGAAAACTGGACGCGTCATTTCGGGAAAACTGAATATTTTTCAAACAACGGTCGGTACATATCAGAGTTTTCTTAGAGTGGAGGTGCCCGGTGGTTTAACCGTATCTGAAATCGTTTCAGTATATGACTCTGATGGTAATCAATACTTTGAAGTTGATTATTTATCCCAAGATGTAATCTACAAAGAAATAAAAAACCCAAACACGTCAAATTCAACAATGTCTCCTTCTATAATTAAGCCTGTGAGCGTTCCACGTCGTTTTGTGGTTGATAGGAGCGCTATCCAATTATTTTTACAATTTGGTCAGGGAAGCGAATCTGAAATTAAAACTGACCCCATAGCAGAACCAAATAAGACTGTCTTGAATCTACACGGAAGGGATTATACCTCTGATACTACTTTTGATCCTTCGAATCTTATAAGTAGTGATAAGCTAGGTGTCTCCCCGTCTAATACTACCTTAACAGTTATTTATAGACAAGTAACAGCGGATCTTTTAAATGCGCCGGTTGGAACGCTTACTCAAATTGTTGAGCCTAAAATTGAATTCTATAATCGATTCAATTTGAACCAAGCTAGCATCAATACAGTTAAAAACAGCTTAGAATGTAATAACGAAGATCCTATTGTTGGAGATAATGTTGATACATCTATAGAAGAAATTAAACAAAGAGCATATGGTTCGTTTTATAGTCAAGCCCGCGCTGTCACGGCTCAAGATTATAAGTCTATGATCTATATGATGCCGAAACAGTACGGTAGCATATCTCGTTGTGCAATAACTCCAGATAATGATTCTTTTAAAAGGAATCTAAACATTTTTATTCTCTCAAAGGACCAGAATGGTGACTTCACACAATCAAACAATACCATAAAACAGAATTTAAAATTCTGGATAAACAAGTATAGAATGATTAACGATACCATCGAGATTTTAGATGGTCGCGTTATCAATTTTGGAATTAATTTTGAGGTATTGGGAGAAAATAATACTAACAAATTTACAGTTTTACAGAGGTGTTATAGTGCATTGAAAGACATGTTCTCTGTTAAGCCTGACATGGCCCAGCCAATAATACTCACCCAGATTTATAAAAAACTTAATGCGGTTGCAGGCGTAGCAGATACCACTAATATTAAAATAATACGCAGATTAGGCACCAACTATTCTAGTACATCTTTCGATATAGAGAAAAATTTCTCACCCGACCGCAGATTTTTAAATATTCCTCTGGACGCGGCTTATGAATTTAAGTTTCCAGATGCAGACTTCACAGGTGTTGTTTTATAATGGCAATAAAAAGATATTACGCAAATAAAGATACTATCATAACAAATGCATTCGAACCAAACCTCATCACCAGAGGTACTGGATCCAACATGGGGGCATCTGACATATTGGAGGTCTTCTCCATATATGGACAAATGATTTCTTCCGGCTCAACAATTGGTTTTGCCAAAACACAGGAATTGTCCAGGGTTCTAATCCAGTGGGAAGAAAGTGCCTTTAAGAATGATAGGGTTGCCGGTATTATTCCTCCTTCCGGAAGCGCCAGGTTTTTTCTCCGTCTTTTTAACGCTAAACATTCACAGACTACACCTACCGAGGTGACATATAATATCGTTCCCGTTAGTTCTAGCTGGCAAGAGGGTTACGGTATGGACATAGACAACTATACTGATCTGACTAAAGGAGGACCGGGAGCAGATTGGATCCAAAGAAGGGAGGGCAGTAATTGGACGACCATCGGAGGAAATTATCTAGACGCTCATGTAAAAACCCAAACATTAACAAAGGCTAACCAAGATATTGAGGTCGACATAACCGACATTATTGAAAATTGGATTAATACCAAAAGTGGAGGTGGTTATGATGACTACGGCTTAGGAATCCATTTAACAGCTAGCCAAGAAGCTTATTTTTCCAGTTCAGCAGGAATCAACACTGGCTCATCCCTTCAAAATCCAAATGGCGCAACACGCTCTTATTATACTAAGAAGTTTTTCGGACGCAATAGTCAATTTTTCTTTAAGCGCCCTATTATCGAAGTACGCTGGGACTCTTCTATGAGAGATGATCGAGGTACTTCTTTCTATAGTAGTAGTTTTGTTCCAGCTGCCGACAACCTCAACAATTTTATGTTATATAATTATGTTAACGGGCAGCTTAAATCTTTCGGTGCCCCTTACGCTTTCGCAGCCGGTGCCACAATACCTCCCGTTTTCGTGAAGCTGTTTTCTGGTTCCACAGACAATACCGTTCCCACGGGATCCGCCTTAACTGTTGTTACTAGTACTAGTAACGTAGCTTCTAACAGCGCTACTGTGATTAGTGGAGGATTTTATATAGCCCCCAATGGTGATGGACAGCTACAACCCAACACAGCAGGTATATATACTGCCTCTTTCGCCATTACAGCGTCCTCAACGCCTCTTACGCGCATATTCGATGTTTGGTACCTAAATGAGTCTGGCGTGCCAGGAGCGGTCATCTACACGGGCTCTTTTGCCCCCACGGTTTATGGTGTATCCAATGTAGGCGTACAACCAGAATATGTCTTCAATATTAGCAACCTTAAGGACGAATATCTAGATAATGAAAATCCACGACTTAGACTATCTGTAAGAGAGAAGAATTGGAATCCATCCATATACACGGTCGCGAATGCATCCCCACAAAGTTATACTTTAGAAAATGTTTATTATAGGGTCACACGAGAAATCGATGGACTCACCGCAATAACATTCGGTACGGGCAGCATCACCCCACAAACACTGGGGACTGCGGGCTCGTATACTAGGTTATCTTATGATGCTTCCGGTTCTTATTTCGATCTAGACATGTCGTTACTTGAACCAGGATATTCCTATCAATTGGGGTTTGCATACTATAACAACAATGGTTATACAAATGTAAAGAACAAGTTCAAGTTTAGAGTCGAGGAAGATCTAAATGGCTAGTTGGGATGATAATAATAATTCTGGTGCACCCGGAGGCTTCGGCGATAACGAGGGGTATGTGGGTCAGCAACAAGACTCACATGCAGCTGTAGCAGTAGAACAACAGATCAAGTCAGATCAGGCTACCAATAATCCAGCTGAGTTTATTAACAACCCTGCTGTAATAGCATCCATAAAAAATAGTTCTTGGAAATCAATATATTCAGCCTCGACAGCTCAAACAGTCACCCGCGATGCCGAATCCATGGGCTATTTAGACGCTCTCAACCAGAAAGAGGAAAGATTTGTTCCTCATATCAATTTTGCCACTGCTTCAAATTTTGCAAAGTTTGGTTCAGCTACAAAATATTATGAAGATGCATTTACTAGGATTCATAATTTCTATCCTTATGATGGATCGAAGCGCGAAAAAGTCCAATGGGAATTATCGTCTTCTTACATAGACACATATATCTTTGAAAATGAGTATCCTAGGACAACCGGCTATATTTTAGTAGGTAAGAATCCAGGCGCAGTCGGTGCGATTCCCATCACTTCTCCTTTTAGAATAATGGAGAATTTGAATCCCCAATATGTCTATGTTAAGGGCGGCCCCAACGCGGATCCAAATGGAAACTACAAGATAGAAATAGAGCCTGGTAAATCTACTACTGCTATTTCTAAAGCGAACCTTTACAATGCTTCTGAGAATAGAGAAACTAATCTGAAGTTTGATCCGGACACAGGTGTTACTGTTGAATTTTGGCTTAAGAAGGATGCATGGCTCCAGAGACCACACTGGAACTCAGCGACTGAGACTATTTTCCATCTTATAAACACTAGCTCTACTATTGGCGTTGATCGTGGAGGCTTACGTATTTGGGCATGTAATAACGCCGCAGGGGAAGGAAAACTATATTTAGGTATTCATTCCGGCGCTGTGGCTCATACACATAGCCTCCAGACTGGTATTTCAAACATAGCGGACAGTACATGGCACCACTATGCTGTAGTAAACGGCAATTCATCTACCGAAAACTATATGAGACTATATGTAGATGGAAAATGTATGGGTATAACCAGCTCTGTTGGGACGATTAAAGAAGTTACTGGATCATTAGTCGCCGCCATTGGAGCCACAGCGGGACCCTGCGCTGATGCGACAACAGAAGAAGGCGCAAAGGGCTGGTCTGCGATAGTTAGTTCGTCTTTTGATGAATTTAGATATTGGAAAACGGAGAGAAATGCAAAAGAAATTGGTAGATTCTATAACGATCAGGTAGCAGGAGGCACGAATACTGATACCGCTAATACTAAGTTGGGAATCTATTATAAATTCAATGAGGGTACCACAGGAGAATCTTCTATCGATGCAACGGTATTAGATTATTCTGGTCGAATCAGCAATGGCAATTTTATCGGATATACTTCTGACTATAGTCGCAACGCAGGTTCTGCTATTATATCTTCTTCTGCTGCAGCTTCAGAATTCAAAGATCCTATTATTTATCCATCTCATCCGGATGTTCTTTCTAAGTTAACTGCGTTGAAATTAAAGGGAGATTCATATGATTATATCAATACGAATGCTCTGAAGAATAATATACCAGCTTGGATTGTTGAGAACGATGAAAACGTCGGAGCAGAAAATCTCTCCAACATGATACAGATCATAGCTAGCTATCTGGATACTCTGTTCTTACAGATGGAGGCACTCCCGACTTTAAAGAACATAAGATATACAAAAGAGAACGAGAAGCCATATTTTTTCAATCAAAAATTATTAAGTGACCATGGCTTTCATACAGAAGAAATATTGACTGATAATTCTTTATTTGCATATGCTAACAATAGAGATGAACAAAAACTATTCACGAAAGAACTTTATAATGTTAAGAACCAGATCTATAAGAATATCTACAACAATTTATCCTATATTAATAAATCAAAGGGTACTGCTAAATCATTTAGAAACCTTCTACGGTGTTTAGGTATCGATGAAGAGATTCTACGCCTAAACGTATATGCTGAAGGTCTGCAACAAGGTATAGAAACTGACTATAGAGTGGTTTCCTCAAAACAGAAATATATTGATTTCTATAACAATAATACAGCAAATATTTATTCTTCAATTATTTCTGGCTCGAAATCACCCGTAGGGGGAACAAATTTTAATGTGCTTCAGACAGCTCCATTTACAGTGGAAACAGAGGTGGTCTTTCCCACATATGCTCCCAAAACAGGAATTGGTTCCTCCTATTCGAAAGAATTTCTGCACTACTCTTCTTCTTTATTTGGTGCTTATATTCCACAATCGCTAGCCGAAACGGCAGCAACAGCAACGATTACATTCACATCCACAACAAATTTACCTGAAGTAGGTCAGAAAATTTGGATCACGGATATTGCTGGGTACACAAAAGACTACACAGCAGCAGCCTACGAAATCCCCCCGTTGCGATGGTTCAAATCTGTAGATACGACCTATGCCGCAGCTGCAATCTCCTTAAAGAATTGTATTAACGCTCCTGGCTCGCTAACGGGAAACGGTGGTCACGGGGGAAGAATTACGGCTACCAATCCTTCAACAGGCGTCGTGGGTATGGCTCAGATCGTCGCCGGACCTGGCGGCAATACTCCAGTATATAGCGATCTCAGTTACGTGACAGCCACGAATTTCGCCGGAGGCTATGATTGGGGCGATACGACGATAGATGCCCAAGGGAGCGGAAGCTTTCAAGTTTATGCGGTTAGAGATAGCTTGATAGAAGGAAATCCTAGTGTTTATTTTCAATTAACAGGGGCGTTTGGTAATCTCACGAGTTCTTATTTCCAAGATGTATATCAAAATTCAAAATGGAACTTCGCAGTTAAAGCGAAGCCACAAAAACATCCTTTTGTTGATTTTGTTTCAGGTAGTTGGACAGTTTCGGGCACATCCCCTGTTTCCACTTTGATTGAGTTCCAGGGCATCAATACGATAGAAGACGTTGTTGTTAACGAGTTTAGTGTAACCTCTTCTTTTACAGACCCAGTGAGACCTAACTTTTCTCTTCTTTTGACTAGCCCCAAACGATTGTATGTTGGAGCGAATAGACAGAATTTTACCGGTTCAACAATTAATGGCTATTCTGACGTATTTGTATCTTCTTTAAGATATTGGTTAAAAGATCTCACTGATCAAGAATTCCGTGCCCACTCTATTGACAATCAGAATTATGGTACCTCACATGCCTACCAAAACACGTATCTCTTTGAGAAAGCAAAGCACCCAGGATCTTTTTTAGACAATCACTTGGCGGCCTTCGTAGAAGTGCCTCAAATGGCGACTTTAGCGCTTAATTGGAACTTCGATACAGTAACCGGAAGTGATGCAAACGGATCTTTTGAGGTGCCAGACTTTTCTTATGGCGACAGCAGCGAAGTATACGGGGAGTTGATATCAGGTATCCTGAATAAGCAACATATTGGAAAGGCTGCGAACTTTAAAGCATCTAGTACAAACGTAGTAGAACGTAGGGATATCCACGCTTATAGGCAGAATTTGCCGGATATTGTTTCCTCCAATGACCAAGTACAAGTCGTAGATTTTGAGGGAGAAATATTTACTAGAGAATCGCGTCCTGTGGAATATTTCTATACTTTCGAGAAAAGTATGTATCGGATAATATCCGAGGATATGATTAATCTCTTCGCAACCATGAAAGATTTCCATAATCTTATTGGCGAGCCAGTTAACAGATATCGTTCTGAATATAAGGACATGCAAAAAATAAGGCAGCTTTTCTTTCAGAGGGCTTCTAATACTCCGGATTTGGATAAATTTTTGGAATTCTATAAATGGATCGATAGTAGTATTTCTAATATGTTATTTAATCTCGTACCGGCAACTGCACCTTTTGCAGGAGCCGCCCGCGATGTAGTGGAGAGTCATGTTCTAGAGAGGAACAAGTACCAGAGTAAAATTCCAAATATAGGAAGAGAGACGCGAAGGGAACCGATAGCCCCCCAACAATCTAGCCTTAACCAAGGCACGTTCCACAATATGATGAACTCCGAAGTACAGGCGGCTTTGAAATTTCTTGCTGGTGTTGACATGTCTAATCTCAACAAGATGGAAGAGATATTTAATATGGCAAAGAGCCAGGGTTCGTTTCTTAGCCAACCAGAGGCTTTGAAAGCTGCAGCAGGAATTACAACGGACCCAGAACTCCTGAAAGTCGCGATAGAATATAATAAATGGTGGTGGCAATATCAAGCAGATCGTGCTCTCCCGGCATTGACTTCCGGCGATATGAACGTCGATGAGCAAAGAAATACGTTTAAAAATGTTAAAAATGAGACGGCAGCTAAAGCAAGACATACGAAAGCTGGTACAACTGCAGCTGCAATGCCAAACCCGATCAAATCCACGTCTGCTGCGATAATAACAGCGGTCTCTACCAAGAGGAAGGCTGTTAATTCTGGTTTTACGAAAACAACGTTGTCGAGCAATGGAAAGCCGGAGATAGCAAGTCCCAATGCCGGGATAAAAATCAAACCGACGCCGGCAGAAGGTGCACCTGCGACCGCAGATGCAGACACTCCTGACCGGCGCTCGCGTTCGGAAGTGGCAAGTGCCAAAAACAGCATTCTTAATGCGGATGAAGCATTCGAAGACGCCACTACCACTGTCACAATGGAATTGTTCATGACCATGCTTTACAATCCAGGCGTCGAAGAGAGTCCTGCAACTTTCGTTCCTGTATCTGTATATACTTCTTCTGTTACAACCGGATATAAGACCGCTCTAAACATATTTTATAGTGGATCTGAATTAAATAATAAGTTTCATGATGCTTACGGAGGTGAATTGCAATCACCTATGCAATCTCCTTTCTCTCAAGTGCACGTGGGAGGCAATCCCTATCGCAATAATCCTCCATTGTTTAATAATGGGGTACTGGGAGATGTAAATCAGAGAAGCGAACTCTATAACTTGACAATAGGTACAAGTTCTATTGATATAAACGCTAGGTCTCTCCTTGAAATAGGTTCTGATTATTATAGAGATAGTGTTGCCAAATCTCCATTTGCGTTTAAGAACATCAAAAGTTCAACAGCCTCTTTCGATGGAAGTACACAGATTTCACGCACTATCTTAGGTAATTATACTCAGGATTATGAAATAGTACAAGCCACAACAGCCATCTCCCAGAAAAGCTGGTTACGCGACAACTACGATGGGGGTGCCAATTTTACTCAAACGACAGCCGAGGTATTGTTTTTAACTGGAAATGTAGATTATAATATCTATGAGAGAACTGGCTCGGCTCTGAGGAATTCTCTCTTCAAAGATCGTTTCTCTGCTCCTGGTTCCCCAGAGGTCCTATCTGATGGATATCTAGACCCAGCCTCCCTTACCTTGTCTGCATATAATAACCTGAATGATAGAAATGCGACAGTTCGCTTGGCGACAAATGGAGAACAGTTTACGTCTGTACAAGCATATATTTACAACAAATTCAGAACTTTGCAGACAACTCAGTCTTTAAACTCGCTAATGAGGGACCATGCTTCTTTCGGCGGAATCGATGCCTATACCGGCGCACCTTCTATTCATAAGATTCAACGCAATCGTCGTCGAAGATTGGCTTACAGCGGATCAACTGTTATAACTCAATCAGCATATGATAACGGTTTCATGCAACATGCCATCCCACAAAGCGATAGGCAATATTCTTGGATTACCGCTTCTCTTGCAGAGGACAGTACACTTTTTGGCTATATTATGAATACATCAAGTGCTATTTTTATAACCGAATCACAAGCAACAACAAACGGAAGAAGACAGGACTTTGTTGGATTAAATAATACCTATATTATTCCGCTAGATTTTGAGACAAACACAGCAAATTTTGCTCGCACCGAGATTGGTCCTTTAATCACCTCTTATGCAGCAACGTTGACTAATCTGAATCTTCTCAAAACAGGAAGAGCATATGGAAGTCCTACTTGGATGCAGTTAGCGTTTCACGCTCCATGGACCATTTCTGCTATATTAAGAAAGCATAAGAGTGAGAATATACTGTCAGCGATAACTAAACAATCAGTTCAAAAGCTTGCAGAGGGGAGCAATGAATCCGTTAAACAAAATAAGGGTGTTTATAAAAATGACTTAACGTTTAAAAATATTGTAGACCCCATTGCCATCGATGCGAACAAGGAACTACAATTTACTTTCAATGTGGACGGCGGCGGCCAAAATCTCACTACAGTACTGAATGTGCCATATGGCAATAGTATACAAACATTTGCCAACAATGACGTTAATTATTCAATACAATTTTATGACAATAATCTGGATGATATTAGTGATGCTGTAAAAGACTACAAATCGATTCTTGAACTCAAGAAGCAGCCCTCTATCTCCTTCCAAAATGTTAAATATGCGCGCAAGGTATACCCAAGAACTGAAAATACATTTCTGTCCGGAACAAAAGGAAGAATCAATTATGCAGAATTGAAATCATCCGATGTAGATAATATGAGTACCAATGGGTTAGGGCGCAGCGATATACGAACGTTTTGGAGGGATAGCCTGACTGATCGCCTGCGAACGTATCTTACTTACACTACTTCATCTGCCACCCAAGTCCCGGTAAAAGATATTTTTAACAACATCTGCTATAATAATGCGGAACACACACAAGACGAGTGGCAAAATGATGCAATTAGTGTGTGGCCCTTGGATGGTTTAACGACAACAGATTCCGACAACAAGCATATAACTATGAATACAGGATCCCGTGGAGTTCTCCACAAGGGACCGATACATACCAATGTGTTCATTGAGCCCCCCACATATCCTACGGACTCGGGAGCAGCAGTATTCAATTGTCATAAGGCTTTTCCTCGTTTTCACGGTACGGATGATTTCGTAGCAATTGCTTCTACATATGGGAGTAATGAAGTTAATTGGACAGCTGCAGCAGATCGAGGCATCAACCCATGGTATAATTCTTACGAAGCATATTCGTCAGATCTTAGATATATGGCTAAAAACTCCACCATTATACCAGAATTTAATATTTCTAATTTATTATCCTATTATCTTGTTGATAAGAAAGAAGATTTTAATGCACCACTTCCGAAGGATTTCTTGAATTTAGATGGCGCTGCTATCACCTCTAGTATTCGTAAAGATGAAACCGCCTATAATACACAATTTTTTAAGGACTATAGTACTACTGATTTCATGAAAGATTTTGGGATTATTTTAAATGATCATAAAGATTCTTCCGATATAACTTCGATAACATTGAAATGTCAAGGTTATAAAAAGTTGCTTCCTTATAACGGATTTTATCCTGTAACAAGGACTGTCCAGATAGCTTCTCTACTTTCTCAATCTTATGGAACCCATTTAACCGGTGTGTCGACCGCTCCCACGACTGTTCCAATTAGTACAGGGGCGAATGCTTTCGCGACACATTCTGCAGAAGCAGCCTTGCAAAGTTTTATACAGCCCTTGTATGCGCCTGGTATATTATATAACACAATTAAATCAGGAATTGCCGTTGATTGGCCAATGTACACGGGCTCTGCTCCGATGCAGGGGTCTGGTTCATCAGTTGCAGGTAGATTTTCCTTTATGACATCTCCTAGTAATTATCGTTTGCAGTTTGACGCAATACATGATTTTACCAAGATGCCGATTAATGAAAGATTGCACGCTGTTTCTAACGGGGTGGTAAATGATTATTGCGTGTATGATGGTGGTTCTGAAAATAATCTATATCGTCTAGCGATTAATAATTTCTTGGCAGAATCAGTTAATCTCTTTCTTAAAGATGGGAAATTAACAAGTTTTATTTCTAAACCAATGAAAGAGATGAGCTTTGAGACAGGCAAGACATATCGTATGAAAGTAGAGTTGGAACAATTATCCGGTTCCGTAATGTCGCAAGGATCCTCGAAGAGCAGAATGTCTACAAATACTATAATTTCATCTTCTCATGGTCGCGTCTTCGGTCCCCCTTCTCAATTTACTACTGCAACATTAACCGGAAGTGGCGAGTTCCGAGGTTTCACCCAATGCGATCCGGCATATG